TGATAGGGTACAATACATTCGTGCCCATGATATCAGTACGCTTGCCTTATATCAGGCAGTTCAACTACAATACAGTGGTCAAGATCGACGATCATGATTTTGCTGCGACCAATCCCGGAGTCTGGTGTCATAGGCTCCATGATTTACAGCGCACGGATTGCTTCACCGATTGGAGCGAATACAGCAAGGATGAGACACTGAAATGACACTCTGGGACGAAGAAGGTCTGTGGTTGTTTACCCCCGAAGAACTCAAGCAACTACCTGATGGGATCGAGCTCACATCGATCATGGGTGATACAGCCATCAAGGGAACCAACGAGATCGACGATGACACGAGATTTGGGCATACTGCCTGGGGCGTATATGACCCACTCAATCACAAATATGCGCATCTGTTCACTGTGTTTGGATTGAAGCGATGATAGATCTGGAATACGACTTCGAAGACCGCGCCCTAAATATCATCGAGATCGGCCTATGGTTAGACTCTAACATGCCTAACCCCCCGTTACCGGAGCCGCAGCGTTGGACCATTGGCTACAGCACCGATGGTCGCGTGGGTGTGCGATTTGCCGAGGACCGGGACGCGACTGTCTTTTGCCTGCGTTGGGGACGACACTAATGGATCCAAGACAACAAGCTCTAGCCGAACAAACTGTTAAGACGATGCAACAGGCACAACGACGCATCTGGGTGACCTTCCAGCAGGAAGGCATCCATAAATATCCCGCAGCAGCCACGGATCCCAACCTGGCCACCGGAGATCAGTATGATGTATCGTTTCTTGCCCATCCTCACCGTCATGTGTTTCATTTCCGGGTGTGGATCGATGTGTTCCACAATGATCGGGACATCGAGTTCATCCAGTTCAAACGATGGCTCGTTTCGCTGTATCGTGGTTCCGATTCCGTTCTAGAACTCGACTACAAAAGCTGCGAGATGATCGCAGACGACCTATATATCCAAATCACAGGCCGCTATCCAGGTCGCAACATATGGATAGAAGTATCCGAAGACGGCGAGAACGGATGCTTGATCAAGTATGAACAGCCGAAATTTCAATCAAACCCCTGGACTCTAATAGGAAACTAGTATCATGGCAAAATTCAAATATACCCCCAACCCCCGCGCACAGGCAGTAATGGACGACCTGGAGAAATATCTCGGGTTCTGTCGAGATTACGGCTATCGTTACAACGAGGCCGACCTGGGTAACTGGAAAAGTTACGCCTACCAACAATACAACAAATTCTTGGAGGGTAAACCCGCCAAGAATATGTGGGATCAACTGATCCGCGCAGTGCGGGGCGCCTGATGAGAAAGCTCTTTTACATGGGACTGGAGTCGTACGAATCACGATACACGCTCCAGCTCACCGAATGGAACCGTCGCGTATTTGAACGCCGCGGCTTGGACGTGGTCTATGTTCCAGGCTCCACCATCGATGACAGCCAAGCTATCTCGGTGGGTCAGGTCCTGGATGCACATGGGCGCAGCTATTTTGCCATGAGCCAGATGATGAATCTGGTGGCGTGGATGCGTCGCGGTGAGGTCACCGCAGATGACGTGATCTACTTTGAAGACATGTTCCAGCCCGGTATGGAGAGCTTGCCTTACATCATGGATCAGGTCGCGCCCGAATACCGCCCGCGTGTGTTTGTACGCTGCTTGGCCCAGGCCATTGATCCCGATGATTTTGTGCACGTCTGGGGCATGAGCCGCTGGATGAGCCTGTATGAACAGATGTGCAACGAATTCGTCACTGGCGTGCTGGCTACTTCGGAAGAGATGGTGGCCCATATGCGTATCGCGGGTTGGACTGCCCCGATCTATAACGTCTCAGGACTGGCCTTTGGCAAGGAAGAAGTCCAAGAGCGCATCGGTGGTGTGGCCAATATCAAACCCTTTGCTCAGCGTCCCATGCGCGTGGGATTCGCTGCTCGCTGGGATCAGGAAAAACAACCTGACTTCTTTATGGATCTCGCGGAACACTGGCACGAGCATGGGTTGAATCCAGTAGAGTTCGCTATCTATCAAGGTGGCACTCTGCGCAGCAACAACCACAAGTATGTGATCCGGGCGCGCCAGCTGGCCGAGCAGGGCAAACTGCGCATCTATGAGAATCTCTCCAAGAACCAGTATTACCAACTGCTGAACGATACCAGGGTGCTGTTCAACTGTGCCCTGCAGGATTGGGTCAGCAATACTGTGAGCGAAGCCGACGCTCTGGGTGCCAACGTGCTGTATCCGGCATATCGCAGTTTCCCCGAGACGTTTGCCAACGACGCTGAACGCATGTATATTCCCTGGAGTCAAGATGATGCTGCTCGCAAGCTGGATCGCTTGTTGATCCGCCCGCATGCCAATCAAGGCTTGATCTCAGACTGGACCAATGGTACCATCGACCGTATCGTGGACATCATGGAAACAGCCGGTACGACACAGGAAGATGGTATGGGATGCCAGGCCACTACTTGGTATCGCGGGGGAAATAGATATCGTGATCATGTGGCCAAACCCAAATACCAACTCAACAACGGGAACACTCAATGAAAGTATTAGTAACAGGAGCAGCTGGCTACATAGGTGGCCAGACTGTGCTACATCTCCGGGATCGTGGCCACGAGGTAGTGGGGCTCGATCTCCGGGCACCCAGCGATGCGATCCGGGCTGCCAGCCAGGAATTCATGATCGCGGATATCTCGCATTACATCACGTCTGAACGATTACGTACCGATCAATTTGATGCTGTGATACACTGCGCCGGTACCAGCTTGGTTGGACCCAGCATGCGTAATCCCCGGGAATATTACGAAAACAATTTCGTCAAGACCCAACAGTTGGTGGAACATCTGCTGGAGAATAGTTCCAGCACTAGATTTATATTCAGCAGCTCGGCCAGTGTGTATGGCAATCCAGTCATGACACCTTGCAGCGAGGTCGACCTGATCATGCCCATGTCACCTTATGGCGAGAGCAAGGCCATGATCGAATGGATGCTGGCCAGCTATGCCAAAGCGTACCGGCTGGATTCGGTTTCGTTCCGTTATTTCAACGCATGTGGTGCTGATCCACAGGCCCGTCATGGTCAAGAAGCAGCAGCCACGCATATCATAGCCAGAGTCCTGGAAAGTATCCGGGATCACGCACCATTTACCATATATGGTGATCAGTATCCCACCTTTGATGGTACCTGCGTACGTGACTATGTGCATGTAGCCGATATTGCCGAAGCACATTGCCGAGCCTTGGATCGCCAGGTCCAGGCCGGAGTATATAACCTAGGAACCGGTGAGGGACACAGCGTGAGAGAAATCATCGATGAAGCATGCCGGGTAACCGGTCGTGACGTTGAAGTCATCACTGGAGAACCACGTGCCGGTGATCCACCGGAATTGACCGCCACGGCGGCCAAATACGCCCGAGAATCAGGATGGAAGACCACATACAAATTGTCTGAGATAATCTCACATGCCTGGGCATGGTATCAGAAATCCCGGTAATAATTGCTCACGACCTAAATAATATCTATAATGTATCTAACCGGAGACCGAGATGAACCGTAAATTTCAACCCATATGGCCTAGCCCTCCCAAACCAGAATTTCGTACCGATTATTTTCCGCAAGCCACCTACGACCAAGAGGAACAACCATTGTCTGACACCAATAATACCATCAACCCTACTCTGCTTCCCGAAGCATCTGTCAGTACACAAATTATCAACCGTATCAAAGCCGCGGATGGTAGATACTGGGCCGGTGACAACATCAGCCAGTGGATCCAACCCGGCGAACACGAACGTTTGATCGACGAAGCCACCTGTGCGTTTGAACGGGTGTTAGACTGTTTGGTGATCGATCGCTACGATGATCCAAATTCGCGTGGTACTGCGCGGCGCTTGGCCAAGATGTATTTCAACGAGATCATGAGCGGACGTTACGAACCTGCTCCCAACTGCACCGCTTTTCCCAATGACAGCGAAGGTCGCTATGAGGGTATGCTGGTGGTGCGTAGTGAGATACGCAGCATGTGCAGCCACCACCATCAACCAGTATCGGGCGTGGCCTATATAGGTATCATCGCTGCCCAAAAGCTGATCGGGCTCAGCAAATACACGCGCATCGCCCAGTGGTGTGCGCGCCGTGGGACCTTGCAGGAAGAACTCTGCAATGATATCGCCCGCGAGATCATGCGCGTCACTGACAGCGCAGATGTGGGTGTCTATATCCAGGCCACCCATGGTTGCTGCGAGAATCGTGGTATCATGGCACATAGTTCTTTGACCCAGACCACAGTGCTGTCGGGTGTGTTCAAATCCGACAGCGGGGTCAAGAAAGAGTTTATGGACAATATCAAACTGCAACAGGAGTTTGCCCCGCGATGAACAGGACCGATGAAATACTGACTATCACCCAGGAAGAATGCGCCGAGATCATCCAAGTTATCAGCAAGATATTCCGTTTTGGCATCGGGAATCAACATCTAGCCAGCAATACAGGTACCAACGTAGATAAACTCAACCAAGAAGTAGGAGATCTCCTGGCCATGCTGGATCTCCTGCGAGAGGAAGGTATACTTGATACCGCAAAGCTGGCGGAAGCCAAACAGCGAAAGATTGCCAAGCTCAAGATTTGGTCTGATATATATAAAGATAATCAAACCAAGGACCCAACATGATACTACTAACCGCTTTGATGTGCGCATTACTGGGCTACCAAGTAACCATGCCTGCAGTAGATAATGCCAAATATACCTTTACTGTTTATGAGAACCATATCGTTCGCATGAACACCCAGAACGGTACATTTGAGACCTGTGACCGAAACCTTAAGTGTGCTTCAGTACAGCAAGAGAAATAAACCACAGCGGACTTGGCGTCAACCCGCTTTACGAAATTCTGCCGCCTATGCTATAATCTAACATAGGAGAATCCACATGGCAGAATTTATCGTAGAAAAGACCAAAAACGGCTATCTAAGAAAAGAGTATCGTCCAACATATGACCCATACTGCGAAGAAACCGATTGGTTCCGTACTTTTTCGATGCTTCCAAGAAATTGCGAAGTAACCGGAGAATCTTTGCTGTTCAAACCTGCATATTGCCTGCGACGACAGATCACTGGCTATGATTCTCATGAAACGGAAACGCATTGGCACAGCCAGCAGGGTCATGTCCTCTACCTATTGCAAGGAAAGAAATAATGGCAAAATATATCAGTACCAAAACATATCGACAGATCGGACCCGTGGCTTACCGCCAATGGCGCGCTGATAGTCACTGCAATCTCATACATGGTTATGCACTCAGCTTCCATTTTGAATTTGAATGTGATACCCTAGATGCCCGGAACTGGTGCATGGATTTCGGGGGTCTCAAGCCACTCAAAGAAAAACTAGAGGAATGGTTCGACCATACTCTGCTGGTAGCCGAAGATGATCCTCAGCGCGAAGAATTGCTGCGTCTAGGTAAACTGGGCCTGGCCAAGATCACCGAAGTAGAACGTACTGGCTGCGAAGGCCTGGCAGCATTCCTGTATGAATATGTCAACACCATCTTCTTGCCCATGTATGGCGCCGAAGAAGCCCGGCGCATCTGGTGCTGTAAAGTAGAGGTAAGAGAAACTGACTCAAACATGGCCATGCGAGTAGGTCATAGAGAAGATGGGGAATTCAATGAGTAAACAGTTTGACCTAAGCCTATTGCTGGCCACCCGGGGACGCACCGACGCCCTGAGTCGCAGCGTAGCCAGCGTGTTTGAGCTAGCAGACCATCCAGAAAAGATCCAGATACTGTTTGGGTTTGATCGCGATGATGCCCAGGGCTTGGCACACTGGAATCAAGTGCTGCGGCCATGGTTGGATCAACATGGACACAACTATATCGCCATGAAGTTCGAACCCATGGGCTATACCAGTCTGCATATCTATAACAACAAGATGGCCCAACAAGCCCGTGGCGAATGGTTTGTTATCTGGAACGATGATGCTGTGATGGAGACACAGGGCTGGGATACCGAGATCCTGCGCCATCGCGACGAATTCCGTCTGCTGGCCTTCCGTACACACCAAGATCATCCCTACAGCATCTTCCCTATATTACCGCGCCAATGGTTTGACATGTTTGGCTACATCAGTCCGCACCCCACACAGGATGGTTGGTTGAGCCAACAGGCCTATATGTTGAATATCCTGGAGCGTATCCCGGCTTGGGTCAAGCACGACCGTTATGATCTTACCGGAAACAATCTCGATGAAACGTTCCGCAATCGACGTATGTTAGAGGGGCAGCTAGATGATCCGCGAGATTTTCATAGCCCCCAACAGAACGAACTCAGGAATAGAGATGCGGCCAAGATAGCTGAATATCTCCGCAAAGAGCGTGGACAAGACATGAGCTTCTGGGACAACATCTGGACCGGCAAACAAGATCCCTGGGAGAAGCTCAAACTCAACGATATCAATCATCAGATGATGCAGTTTGATCCACGCGATCCCTCTACTTTTCCTGGCAGTAAATAAGGCATGACTTATAAGATAGCCTGGGTCCAGCCCAATTTCCAGCAAGGACCCAAGGAGTTCAATGCTTTCTATCTGCCCTATTCGGCCGGTGTGATCTGGAGTTATGCCTGCACCGATGAGTGGATCCGGGAAAATTTTGAGTGTACCGAGATGGTGTGGCGCCGGGAGGCTGTAGAACCCGTGGCTGAGAGATTGGCCCGCAATGATGTGGTGGCCTTCAGCACCTATGTCTGGAACCATCAGTACAACTATACCCTGGCACGTCGAGTCCGAGAACTCAATCCCCGATGCTTGATAATATTCGGCGGGCCCGAACCTGCCGTCACCCAGACCGATATATTCATCGAGAATCCGTTTATGGATCTGGTGGTATGTTTTGAAGGTGAGATCACCTTCCAGCGAGTGTTGCGGGCATTTGAACAACGTAACTGGCAGGACATACCCGGGCTATTGGTAAACGTCAATGGTCAAGCAGTCAATACTGGTGCAGCACGCCGTATAGAGACCTTGGACCAAGTACCCAGTCCCTATCTCACGGGAGTGTTTGATGATATCATTCGCGACAATCCCGGCATAGAATGGAATGGCACCCTGGAGACCAATCGCGGTTGCCCGTTCCAATGCACATTTTGCGATTGGGGTAGCCTGACCTACAACAAGGTCAAACAGTTTGAACTGCAACGTGTATTCGATGAGCTGGAATGGATGGCCCAACGTCGCTGCGGATTCATATCTATCACCGATGCCAACTTTGGTATGTTTGCCGAGCGCGACAACCTCATAGCCGACAAGATCATCGAGATACAAGAGCAGTATGGTTATCCCAAGACCTTCTCGGTGGCCTGGGCCAAGAACCAAAAGCGCGAGGTCGTAGACATAGTCAAGAAATTGTTGGATGCTCCGGGATTCAATCAAGGTCTGACTCTCAGTGTGCAGAGCCTGGACAATGGTGTGCTGGATAATATCCGGCGCCGCAACATGGAGATGAGCCGCTTGGAAGAAGTGTTTGAGCTGTGCGAGCAGCGCAACATACCCACCTATACCGAGCTGATCTTGGGTCTGCCCGGCGAGAGCCTGGAGAGCTGGAAGGACAATTTCTGGCGCTTGTTCCGCATGGGCAACCATACCGGACTCACAGTGTTCCAGGCTCAGCTGCTGGAAAACGCCGAGATGAACCTGGTCCAGAAACAACAGTATGATATACAAGCCCAGAGAGTCACCGACTACTTTTCGGGCAGCTACAGCAATGAGCACGTAGAAGAAGGCATCGATATCGTGATCAGCACACGAGACATGCCTTTAGAAGCCATGCTGGATGCCGAGGTGTTCAGCTGGTTCATCAATACCTGGCATATCAACGGTATCAGTACCATCGTCAGCAGATTCCTGTACAAGTATATAGGGGTAGATTACAGCGAGTTCTATTCGGATCTGTTCGATGCCTTGCAGAATGATCCTTGGCTCCTGGACGAACAAAACGAAATCCGGAGGTATTACCATAACTGGATGACGCAGGGACGTATACAACACCCCAACATCGGTGGTATCGAGATCCATGGCTGGAACCTCATACATCGCACGGTCTTGAACATGCATGTAGAACATCAATATGAGCGTATGTTCGATTTTCTGGAAAATTTCGTGCAGCGTTACGGTATATCACCGGACATCATGCATGACGTCATGCAGTTCCAACGCCGATATCTGGTGGTATACGATCAGATAGCAACCTATCCCAAAGAATTGACCCTGGGATATAACGTCTGGGAATATATCACCGGGGACCAAGGGCTGCGCCGGGCGCCGGCACATTATCTCATGGATTTTCCCGAAGACAAGAGCATGAGCTTCCCGCGCTTCCTGGAACTTTTTTATTTTGCTAGACGACGTAACTTTGGAAAGACAACCGTAGAGAGAATCGACAATGAAACAGACACAACTAACATGGCACGACGTGGAACGCTACACCCAGGCGCTTTGCCGGGAAATGACCCTGGAGCAATGGCGTCCTGATTATGTGGTAGGACTTACTCGTGGCGGTCTGACCCCGGCCGTGATGGTCAGCCAGTATCTGGATATACCCATGTACGCGCTCAAGGTCAGCTTGCGTGATGCTGTAGAGGATTGCGAAAGCAATCTCTGGATGGCCGAAGAAGCATTTGGTTACGTAAACCAAGAGGACCAACAGCAAATAGGTAGCCGCTGGGATCCATATCTACGTAAGAATATCTTGGTACTAGACGACATCAATGATTCGGGGGCCACTTTCAATTGGATCCGGGATGATTGGCAATCTAGCTGTATGCCCGCCGAGACCGAGGCCTGGAAAACGGTATGGAATCACAACGTACGATTCGCGGTATTGGTCAATAATGAGACCAGCGGATTCAAAGATATCGATTACTCGGCCCTGACTGTGAACAAACTGGAAGATCCGCAATGGATCATCTTTCCCTGGGAACAATGGTGGTAAAACTGTTGATTTCTCCGCGCAAGACCTATATACTTGTATCATGAAAATCAAAATCTCCGAAATATTCTATTCAGCACAGGGCGAAGGTCGCTTCGTAGGTGTACCTTCGGTATTCATGCGCACGTTCGGCTGTAACTTTACCTGCGGTGGGTTTGGTATGCCCCCAGGACAAGTCAGCCGCGAACGCGATGCAGTCAATCCCGATCGTTATGAAACCTTCGATAGCCTGCCCTTGGTCTCCACTGGTTGTGACAGCTATGCTAGCTGGGATCCGCGCTTCAAACGATTTAGCCCCAGCCTTGAGATCGACGAGATCGTAGCGCGTATGCTACGACTAACTCCCAACAATCGCTGGCAGCAGGCCAATGGCAATCGTGTACATCTGGTCATAACTGGTGGTGAACCCTTGCTGGGATGGCAACGAGCCTATCCAGAATTGCTGTCACATAGCAGTATGTCAGACCTCCGGGACATCACGTTTGAGACCAACGGTACCCAGCCCTTGCATGATGCCTTGTACGATTACTTCTGGAACCGTGTGACCCTGCAGGGCCGGCGCAGGACTAACCTTACTTTCTCGGTCAGTGCCAAATTGCCGGTAAGTGGTGAGGCCTGGAGTGATGCTATATGCCCCGAGGTAGTACGCGAGTATGATAACTTGGGGCATACCTATCTCAAGTTCGTGGTAGAAAAGGCCCAGGACTTTGAGCTAGTGGATCAAGCCGTGAGCGAGTATCGAGCGGCTGGGTTCGGTGGTGAAGTCTATGTCATGCCCGTGGGTGGCGTGGTATCTGTGTATGATGGCAATCGGATCAACGTAGCCGACGAAGCCATGCGCCGTGGCTATTACTACAGCCCTAGAATACATATTGACATCTGGGGTAATGCCTGGTCAAAATAACCCATTCGTTGATAAATATGTAACAAAGGATGGGGTATGAAAAAGGGATCGTATAGTCATCAGGAATTTATAGAGAAAGTCGCTAAAGTCAATCCTGATATAAAAATATTATCAGACTATCTAGGAATGGATCATCAGGTAATGATTGAGTGTAAACATCAAGGTACTACAAATGTTTATGCTTATAGATTACTCAAACCCAATAGGCATTGTTGTAAACAAGGGTATTATGAAAGTAAAAAAGGTAAAAATAAAAAGACGATCGAAGAGAGGATAGATCTATATCAACATAAAGTAGATCATAATATATCCTTCGAACATGTTTTTTTGTTAGATGATCAAAAATTACATCATCTATTCTGCCAAACACATAATATGTATTTTGACCAATGGTTTGATTCATTACGTAGAGGTATAGCTTGTCCGGAGTGTGGGAAAGAAAACAAAAGGAAAGCTGGAATCCGGATGTTGGGTGTTGCTAGGAAACATCAGGTCAACAAAGGAAAAGCTAAGTTTATATCTAAAGCAGAAACATTATGGTTAGACTCTCTTTCTATTCCTATTAGGCAACATTGGCTCGAGGATGTACAATATTCGGTAGATGGTTTTGATCCATCTACTAACACTGTATATCTTTATCATGGTAGATTTTGGCATGGATGCTTAGAAACATATGATCCAGAAATGATCCATCCTATATTGAAAGTGAAAATGAAACAGTTATTTGAGAGAACTATGGAGTGGGAACATAAGATTCTAGGAGCAGGATATAACCTAGTAACAAAGTGGGGCAAATAACCTAGATGGAGAATCTGATATGTTTGATCTGATCAAGAAGTGGCGCCGTAAACGCGCTAAACCAGAACCTCAAGTTCGACCAGCTGAGCCCAAACCGGCGCCAACCAAGTCGGCCAAAGAACTGGCCACCGAACGTGGTGAGCCCTGGGTCGAGATTATCTCCATGGATATCGATCCCAATAACCTGCACCAGGGTAGCTTTGAACTGGACTGGAACGAGATCTTCGTGGCGCGTTTGGTCAAGGCCGGTTACATGATGAAACCCACAGACACCGATGCTGAGATCGTGGATCGCTGGTTCCAGAATGTATGCAGACATGTGGTCATGGAGACCTGGGAACAGGAAGAAGCCATACGTAATTCGGGCATATATGTACAGTCCCGAGACATAGGTGGAGGAAGGAGCGAAGTTTCATAAACTAAACTGATCTACCAGCAACAGACAAACTGTACCAAAAACCTAGGAAGACCATTATGAGCAAAACTGATCTGCAAGCAAAGCAAGCAAGAGACAAACTGCGCCATGAACGAGCAACCGTAAAGGACCAATGGGGATATACCTGGGATGAACGACGAGCAAAAGAGAAACTGCGCCATGAACGAGCAACTGTAAGAGACCAATGGGGATATACCTGGGATGAACGGCATGAGTTGGAATGTATGTACCCGGGCGCAATCACTAATGATTTAAGGGTCAAGGGTGAGCGGGCTACCCGTGTGAAACGAGCCAAATTTGTAGGCAAATCCGCCGATGGGCTAGAATGGGTGTATCATGTGACCTTGAAAGACGGAACCAAAACACAGGTTTTTTACCATATCGATAGAACTAAACCGTATAATCCATTTATTTGTCGGCGAGTTGATTTTGGCACGTGATCATTTGGGCTCGTGGCATCATGACCGAAGTTGAACTGCAGATTCCATTTGGTCAGGCTTGTGAACTTGCCGAGGAAATCTTCGGCACCAAATCACTTTATTACCTGCACAGTCAAGCAGGCTCACGCGACTGGGTGGTACGGCAGAGAGAAGGCCGTGTTTTTCTCCGAATTCGCGATCCCCGGATGGCTACATTTTTCCTACTACAAACATGATATTCAACAAAATCAAAGAACTCAAGACCCAGGGCAAGCGAGTGGGCATCACCTTTAGCACGTTTGACATGCTGCACGCCGGACACATAGCCATGTTGAGCGAGGCCAAGAATCACTGCGATTATCTCATCTGCGGACTACAGACCGATCCCACCATCGACCGTCCGGACACCAAAAATCGTCCAGTGCAGAGCATAGTGGAGCGACAGATACAACTGGCCGCGTGTCGTTATGTGGACGAGGTAGTGGTATACCAGACCGAGCAAGACCTAGTGGACCTCTTACTGATACTGCCCGTGGATGTGCGTATCCTGGGCGTGGAATACCAGGACCAGAACTTTTCTGGACGATCAGAGTGCGAAGGCCGCGGCATCGAGATCGTGTATAACGGCCGTGATCACAGCTTCAGTTCCAGCAGTCTCCGCAAAAGGGTCGCACACGCCGAGACCGAGCGTGCGCTCAAGTCCGAACCTGATCTCGAAGGTGATCTCATGTACGATACCGTGATAGATCCCGCAACCTATCTTCCAAAAAAAATACTGCGCCGATGATTCTCTATGTCAACGGCGACAGCCATACCGCAGGGGCTGAAGCAGTCAACCCCGCTGCATTTGCCGAGGATGACTGGCGCTATCAAGATCTAGGGCGCCGTCCACACCCGGACAATCTAGCTGTGAGTTGGTGCACGGTGCTGGCCCGTGATCTAGCATGGGATCTGGTGTGCGATGCTGAGTCGGCCAGCAGCAATGACCGTATCATCAGGACCACTCGCGATTGGTTGGATCGCAAGGATATCGATCCCGACAAGACCTTCGTGATCCTGCAATGGAGCACCTGGGAAAGAGAAGAGTGGTTTTACCAAAACCAATGGTATCAGGTCAATGCTTCAGGGCAGGATTCGGTACCACTTGCACTACAGGCACGCTATCGAGAATTCGTGATGGATGTGGATTGGCGAGCCAAGACATACCAAGCGCACGCCAAGATCTGGGAGATGCATCACCTGCTGAAACGACGATCAATACCGCATGTGTTTTTCAACGGCAACAACTGTTTCGATCGGATGGATTGTGCGTTTGACTGGGGCGATCACTATCTATCCCCTTACCATGCCCAGGGAACCTTTCATTCTGTGCTGACCCAACAGGGGTTTTCTCCTGTAGATTCAAGCAGTTATCACTACGGGCCAGATGCCCATTGCTTTTGGGCCAGATATATGTTACAATACATGCGTTCTCATAACCTTTTGGACACGCCATGCGATATCTCTTGATTGACACTGCCAATATGTTTTTCCGGGCCCGACACGTGGCTTTCCGGGCATCCGACCCCTGGGAGAAGGTGGGATATGCATTGCACATCACTCTCAGTGCCATCAACAAAGTGGCCCGAAAATTCTCAGCTGATCATGTGGTATTTGCCCTAGAGGGGCGTAGCTGGCGCAAGGATCACTATGCACCCTACAAACGCAACCGTGCTGATGCCCGTGCTGCCATGTCCGAGACCGAAGCCGAAGAAGATCGACTGTTCTGGGAAACATACGACAAATTCACGCAGTATCTCAACGAGGGCACCAACTGCTCGGTCATACGCTGCGCCACAGCCGAAGCCGATGATGTGATAGCCCGCTGGATCGCGCTGCATCCCCAGGATCATCATACCATCGTGAGCTCGGACACAGACTTTGTGCAGCTCTTGGCCGAGAATGTGGATCAATACAACGGTATCTCCAACGAGCTGCTGACACTGGCCGGTGTGTTTGACGATCGCGATCGTGCTGTGATCGACAAGAAGACCAAAGCACCCAAACAAGTGGGCGATCCAGCCTGGTTGTTGTTTGAAAAATGCATGCGCGGCGACAGCAGTGACAATGTGTTTTCGGCCTATCCCGGCGTGCGCACCAAGGGAACTCGAAACCAGATCGGGTTGATGGAAGCCTTTGCCGACAAGGACAAGAAAGGGTTCAACTGGAACAACCTCATGCTGCAACGCTGGACCGACCATGACGGGGTTGAGCACAAAGTGGGCGTAGATTATGAGCGTAACTGCCAACTGATAGATCTCACTGCTCAACCCCAGGAGATCAAGGACGTCGTGGATCAGTGCATCCGTGAACAGATCAGCCATCGTGACGTGGGGCAGGTGGGCGTAAGATTTATGAAGTTTTGCGGTAAGTTTGAATTGAATCGAGCCAGCGAGCAAGCCGAGCAATATGGACGCTGGCTGAATGCAACATATCAAGGAGTACTCAATGATTGAAGCCAAACCCGTGGTAGCCAACCGCTACTGGATATTGAAGCGAGATGATCGCAAGGTAGGTACCGTAGAAGCCGATTCGCAGGGTTTCCAAGTACGTATCGATGGTGAGACGCAACGATTCCGTACCATACCCATGGTAAGAAAACAAACTGATATCGATTTCCAACCTGAATTCCAGACCACGCGAGCCCCGCGTAACCTGGTGCATGGATTTGATGCCGGTTGCCGGGCATACAGTGCCATGTGGGATGTAAGGCGTCATCTGCCCCTGTTTACCAAGACTGCCAAAAGCAAGAGCTGGTATGCCGCGGGCTGGTATCGTGTGCAACAGCATCGTCGCTGGAGCGTGATGCATAATCCCAAGCTCATCATCCTGGATCGTTATCAATTCCAAGGTCCATTCGCAACCAAGGAGCAAGCCAATGACCGACCTCTTCCGTGATCAAGGTGTGTTTATGCAGGCCTGTGGGCAAACCGTGGGCAAAAATAACAAATCACAGTTTGCTCTCTACTGCGATCTCATCGAAGAAGAGCACAAAGAGTTGACTGAAGCGGTCGAGCAGAATGATCGGGTGGAACAATTAGATGCCCTGATCGATATCCTGGTCGTGACCATAGGTGCTATCCATAGCATGGGAGCCGATGCCGAAGGCGCCTGGCGTGAAGTCATGCGTACCAATCAGGCCAAGATTGATCCTGCCACAGGACTGGTGCGCCGGCGCGAAGATGGCAAGATTCTCAAACCCGAGGGTTGGCAACCTCCCAACATCAAACCCTACGTCCATGATTGAACCACTGCGTGACGATCTCATGGTGCAGGAGCAGCTACCTGCAGAGCCGGGTAGTCGTACCTGGGCTTGGCAGCACATGGTGGCCGTGATCATGCTGAACCAGACCGGCAGGAAACCAGTCAAGACCGTGCTGCCCACATTCTTGTCGCGATGGTATCAGCCCTGGGATCTATTCATAGCCGAGGATAGCGATATTCAAGATGTGATCTGGCCGCTGGGGTTGGTCAACGTCCGTTTGAAGCGCCTGCGTCGCATGACCGAAGATTTTTTAGACTGGGATGATCAATTGTGCGATGCCCAAGATCTCTATGGTATCGGCAAATACGGATCCGATAGCTACGAGATTTTTTACCGTCATAATTACTCGGTGACGCCCACCGACAAAGAGCTGCGCCGCTATCTGGAGAAACTACATGAGCCTGCACATACATAAATTCATAGATCTGGTGCGAGCCACAGAATCACGTGGCCAGCGAGATCTGCACATGCCCCTGAAAGACGCCCGGGATCTGCATGCCGATATCACTCGCTTGCTGACCACGCTGGAAGATCTGCGCCGAGGCGCACCCGCCTCACAGCAGCCGCAAGACCAGATCATAGAACTCGAAGTCACGGGCGGTAGCTTCAAAAACACGTAGATTTTGGCATAAATACTGGACCATGAGTCGTCCCAAACCCAAAGTCTTGATCGAGCATACCGACCGGCAGACCTATAAAACCGAGCAGGTGCTGTCAGCCGAAGGTGTGTGGGCCGTGTTCTTCCAAGGACAGCCTATCAATCTCAAGACGCACAATCTCTTGGTACAATATCCGGGACCAAAGTACAAGAAAGTATCGTTCAGCAATCCCGGACATGCTATCAATCTAGCCCGCAAACTCAACACTCAATTCCGCACCAGTGATTTTACTGTGGTTCTCCTGAAGGCCGGAGAACAGGTATATCCCAATGCCCAGCAAGCTTGAGTTCACCCAGCAGGCCATAGAAAAGCTGGGGCGCGATACCGAGTGGTTGACCGAACATGGCCTTCGAAAATGGTGGAGAAATGTCCTCGGTGAGGGTCTCCAGCTTTCTATAACCGGATACAGCATCTTCCGCCAAGCGGGTTTTGAATCGTTTGAGTTTGAACTGCAGAACTCAAACCTATCATCTAGAGCACTGTTGGTCATGGATCGCAAGATCACCCAGCCCTGGGCCTTCGTGCGGAACCGCACAGGTAAACCCAGCTTGGTATTGTTTGGCAGCGCCGATGCCATGATGCTGACCTTGTATGGTGATTTTGCAGCCTGGATCAAGAGTTTGGATCATAAATAAAATATCATTTAGGAGAGTGTGATGTCTGCAATATGGAAACAGCTCTGGAAAATCGAACCTATTGTCGATATTGATTCGTTGACGCCCGAAGAAGTCAACCAACTATTCGTATCTTTGCGTGGTCGCGAGGTGAATACCGCGATCTCGGACAATTCCGCCGAGAAGATCTACCAAAACAAAACGGACCATGACAAATGGAAGTTTGAGGTTGATATGACCAATCGAGTCATGCTACGTTGCCGGGAATTTGTTGATTTGGCAAGCGCCGAATCCCATCGCGCATGGCATGAGACTTCCCATGGTACTGTGTTTCCAGAATCAGGACCGGCATGGTTTACTCTGATCCGGTATGAGGTATTGGACGATACTACCCTAGATCAAGTCACAGTATAATTCCAGATCAGTCGACAAAGAAATACTTTTCCCGTAGGCTGTATAAATAAACCGTGCAACACTGTTGACTTTTGGTAAAACACAGGTTGACGCGGTATAAATAAACCAGTAACATAGAGCACATAATGATTTCAAAACTTTCACATATATCGAAACTCGGGCACTTTATGCCATCATGCCAACCCACATGGGCCGGCTTGGTGCTGGATTATACCCGTGGAATCGAGAATAGTGCGAGTCGGGGGTCTGAGTGTGCAGATAGGGACAAGTAGCAAATAATCCCAAAATGGACATAAAAGACCCCAGGACTAAACACCCTGGGGTTTTTCGTTTTAGTATCAAGTATTTGCAGTCAAGGTTGACAAGTAACATGTGATGCGGCATAATTGCACCACGCTAACAACGTGAGGTAATGATTGCAACAGAGTCAACCTGGTAACAACGTAACAAGTGTGAGGGAACGCGACCCTGCCGGCACTCAAAACATCGGCTGTAATGTGGGCGGCCTACCGGATGAGAAGTTCCTGGCGATAACGGGAATGGTAAAAAGGTAGCGTAATAAAGCATATAGGGCTGGCGACTAAGCCGGGGAGAAATCCCAAACTGTATGCTTTATTACACACATTCTACGGAGTGTGTTGAACGATTTGGGTGTCTTGATGCTATGGCGTGTGCATCCCCGGACTGTAAATCCGGTCCCTCGTGGTAAACAATCGCGGTTCGAATCCGTGGACACCCACCAAAATTAGGCTTGACTAGAAATGGTTTCTTACTCTCACGAAGACCGGTCACTACATGAGAGAGTAGGTGGTTCGATTCCACACTAGCCCACCAAATCAATACGGCGCGTAGGAGACCCTCGCGATCCGGATACTTCCGGATGATTCTCTTACAGCCGGACCTTTTATCGGTGTATAGCGCAGCCTGGCAGCGCGTCGGTCTGGGGGACCGAAGGTCGTCGGTTCGAACCCGGCTACACCGACCAATTTCAATGGTGACTGTCAGCAAGCGGCCTAAGCCTGCGGACTGTGACTCCGCAATTCGTGGGTTCGAATCCCACCAGTCACCCCAAAGATTTGCTCCTCAGCACTCGGCGTGCGGCGCGCCCTTATAAAGCGCGGAGACCGGTCAGATGGGCTGGAACGGCAGGGTTCGAAACCCTGGGGGAGTACCAATATAAAATATGGCCCAGACGCATAAATGGTGGTGCACCGGTCTCCAAAACCGGATAAGAGGCGGTTCGATCCCGTCCTGGGTCGCCATTTTTGCCCTTGTAGCTCAGTTGGCAGAGCAGCGGTTTTGTAAACCGAAGGTCGGGAGTTCGAGACTCTCCGGGGGCACCAATTTTATCGCCAGTGTAGCTGAGATGGATTAGCGCCTGCCTGAAGAGTAGGAGGAGGTTGGTTCGATACCAACCGCTGGCACCAATATCAAATGGATCGTGAGCAGCTGGCGCAGGCGACTGGCCCTTCAAGCCGGGAAGAGGAGTTCGAATCTCCTACGATCTACCAATCGGTTCCCATCTTCTAGAGGCCTAGGAAAACCGCCTTTCACGCGGTCAACGGGGGTTCGAATCCCCCTGGGAACGCCACTACAAGGAGAGATCATGGATGTAATCAAGACCTACAATGCCCTGCAGGGGCCGGTGCGTGAGTTCCGCGAACTCCGGGGTCGTATACTGTGCCGCGCCGAGCAGGACGGCGAAGAGCTACGCCTGTATCTCACCGACGACCACTACGTGAGATTGTATCACGCCCAGGATTGCTGCGAGTCGGTCTGGATCGAAGACGTCTGTGGCGATCTCCAGGATCTCATAGGTGAGCCCTTGACCGAGGCCGAAGAAGTGCGGGGCTACACAGGTCCTGAACAAGATTACGAAAGTTATACCTGGACCTTTTACCGTTTTGGTACGCGTCGTGGTAGCGTTACTGTGCGTTGGTTGGGGCACAGCAATGGCTACTACGGTGAAGGCGTAGATGTGGCCATCATAGGTGGTCCAGTGGAAGAATAATGTCACCTTAGCTCAGTTGGACTAGAGCATCGGTCTACGAAACCGAGGGTCGGGAGTTCGAGTCTCTCAGGTGACGCCATACAATGCCTGGTTGAGCAGAGAGGTTATGCACCTCCCTTACAAGGAGGACGATGTTGGTTCGAGTCCAACACCAGGTACCAATTATATGTCGGTGTGGCCGAATGCTGAGGCTGAGGTCTGCAAAACCTCCTATGCTGGTTGGATTCCAGTCGCCGACTCCAGACACATTCGATTGAATTGTTCTATCCGTAGCAACAACTCATTTAAAGATATCGATGACTTCTTATTTTTACTTTGGTTATGTCGATGTGGAACAACTTGGCAGTTAGCAGGATGTGAGATTATAGTTGGGTCAACTTTATTGATGAACCCATCGCTAACTGAAAATAGGTGATCTCGAGAACATCCGTTAAGATTGTTACCTCGATTTGATGCTGAATACCACCCATATTCAGAAATAAGAGACGATACATTAGAAAACCATTGTGGATATGAGCTCAGACTGAACTGAAATCGACATTGATACGCATAGGTCTTTTTATCTAATATTGTAGTTGGATGGATTGTTTTGATTGTAGGAGAATACCACTTTTTACCAGTTATTTTGCATGTGCAGAGATACACTCTAGTATGCGGGCCGCTTGCGTCCGGCAGCAATGTTGAACGCCTTTTCCGAGGTGCTTTTGGTTTTGGTGTTTTTGGTTTTGGCCCAGTAACAATCTTATCCCAATCTTTTTTGGAATTGTTATAAATCGCAGCACATGTTCTCCCACAAAACTTATTGGATTTCCTCCGTAGATATTCAATAGGTTTAGAACAGTTTTTACACAAGCACGGGCTTGACTCATACGCCTCAATTGATTTCTTATGTTTTACTTTACCATTGCGTTTACTAGAACAAGATAGAGAACAATATGTCCCGGTTGATCCCGGGGATGGGGTAAAGAGTTTTTGGCAATAATAACAAGTTTTCATAAAGTTATTTATGTTCAAAACAGTATTAGTGTAGGTTCAAATCCAGCCCGTTGCTCCAAGTTTCATAGCCAGTTAGCTCAGCGGTAGAGCAATCGGTTGATAACCGATAGGTCATTGGTTCGATCCCAATATTGGCTACCAAACACGGGTGATATGGCCTAGACGGATGGGCACGGGACTCATAAGCCCGCGAGGTTGGATCGATACCAACTATCACCACCAAGGAAGGGTTAGCCGAGATGGCCTAGCGGCGGCGGTTTCGAAAACCGCGGGCCCTGCGAGGGGCGTGTGAGTTCGAGTCTCACCTCTTCCGCCAAAGAATCTCAGCCCAGCAGACGTGCTGGGTATGATAACTGCGCCTCCGATGTCACCGCGGGGGATGGAAATACCGGATTCGAGTCTCCGGTGCAACCGTTGAGTCGGGAGAGAAAAACTAACAGGTGGCCGGAACAATTGGGGTGAGACTGGAAGTCACACCTGCCTCTGAAGCAGGTTGGAGTTGGTTTGAGTCCAACCGCCCCCGCCAGATGGAGAGCTGCCAGAGCCCGGCTTAATGGCCCTGATTGGAAGTCAGTGGGCGCTGCAAGGCGCACAAAGGTTCGAATCCTTTGCTCTCCGCCATATATAACAACATCGCCCCCATAGTTAAATGGCATAACGCAGTCTTGGTAAGACTGAATAGAAAGTTCGATTCTTTCTGGGGGCACCAGAATCTGGAAGAGTGGCAGAGTGGTTGAATGCACCGGTCTTGAAAACCGGCAGTCCTACGGGGCTCGTGAGTTCGAATCTCACTTCTTCCGCCAGATGTGTTGCAACTAATCTTAGGGATTGAATGTTAGCCTAAGTTAAAATGACAAAAATCATTCACAGATTTATTCCCCATAATCCGAGCAAGGTGCACGGACGTGACTGTTAATCACTGACTAGCAAGGTTCAATTCCTTGATGGGGAGCCAGAACAATTGCGGGGTAGAGAGTAACGGTAGCTTGCGAGTCTCATAAGCTCGCGCCGCAAGGCCCAGGTGGTTCAATTCCATCCCCCGCTACCAAAAATAGTCCCAAAGTGTTCATGGACGCATGCGAGCCTGTCACGCTCGAGGAAGGGGATCGTTACCCCTTGGGACTGCCAGCATTGAGATCGCACAGTAAAAACAACGGGCGGGGTGTGCGGGTTCGATTCCCGGTTGAGGCGGGTGGAAGCCCGGCCTTGGCTGCGCCCAGATCTCAAGACCAGTACTCCTGTCACCACACCCTCACTGAGTAGCGCAGGGAAGGGCAGCGTGAGGGCTGCCCGAGAGTTTTGCCCCGGTGGTGGAATTGGCAGACACGCGAGCTTCAGGTGCTCGTGCTCACAAGGCTTAGGAGTTCGAGTCTCCTCTGGGGCACCAAATACACAGCAGAATCAATGACTCGGCAGTGGTTGACCACAATCATCAAACTGCCTATAATAGCGGCATAAGTTAGTAATTGCTCTTTAACAATGCGGCTTTATTCACATGCGCATCTGGGCACTCGGCCGATGCCCTGCATAGTGCAGCCGCGCTCCCTTGGGAGCGTTCGAGGTGGATGGTGAAAATCCATTGATGTGCAGTTGAATAAGGCTGTAACAGTTTATTGGAACATGTGGCGAGATTCCAAAGGGTCGGTGATGTGTAGTGCAGCATCTGCCAATAGTGACCAAACCACCTCTGAGTCCAAATTTTTTGTTAGATTGAAATGTGTTGCTAGTTTAAAGAAAACATGCTTGGCCCTAAGGCAGCGGTTTTCTCTAAAGGTCATGGGATACTGTGACCACGGAGTCGACCACTTAGTAGGCATATTGGGTGTGGGCAGTGCATCCGGCAGCATATTTCAATGTAACAATACAGTAGCCATATTGAAACACATTGGACCCCCGCAGGGGATGGTTGACAACAGGCTCATGCCAGTGTGTTTCGATATGGTAACAGGTGGCAGCATGAGCGTGGTGTGATCCTCGAGGTAAGCGCCCGGACATGCGCTCACTCGTGCAGAGCAGTCGGGCGGCCGCCCGGCCTCGGTGGAGTGAGAGATATGGGTTCGATTCCCATCTACTTGTGACCATATTGAAGCGCATTCAAACACTGTGGCCACAGTGCAGCTGGATGCAGGGTTATACTATGACCCGTTGGGTTCGATTCCCAGAGTGTGTTTCAATATGGTATTACCCTATATGCGGGATTAGTTTAATGGTAAAACGAGTGCCTTCCAAGCACACGTCAGCGGTTCGATTCCGCTATCCCGCTCCAGATTCTGGTTCTTGTCTATATAGCCTCGACCTGTAGGGTTCCGATCTCTACCACTGCCTGGCCCCAAAGCCGGGTCCAAAGATATTATGTGAAATATATAGGTGGCATACCGGGACAAACGGCACAGCGGATTAGACACCTGCTGGGAACCGGACCCAATCCCTGAGTCCAGGCAGGTAGCCCTGGAACACTAGCGACAGTGAGTCAACGTGGAACTCAAACGTTGGGCGTGAAAGAGCCGGTGGTTGACTGTGACGAGCCGGTAAGGAAATGCGCAGCACGGAACAGCGGACCCTAAACCAAGATCACGAAGGTCCATGTGATCATTTTGCCCTGGTGACGGAATTGGCATACGTACTGGTCTTAGAAGCCAGGTTTTGTGGGTTCGAGTCCCACCTGGGGCACCATATTCAAGCACATTCTTGTTAGACTGAAACCCTGGTAGAATGCCGATTGGCCGCTTCCAACCCCGGGCATAGAGTGTGCTCCAATCTGGAGAGTTGGCTGAGTGGCTGAAGGCAGCGGTTTGCTAAACCGTCGACCGGGGAAACCCGGTCCATAGGTTCGAATCCTATACTCTCCGCCAAAACACTATGGTTTCTGGATACCTGCATCCAGTGCCGGCGGGTAAGCCGCTATTTTTTCAATCACGAGGTGACGTATGAAGATGAAACTAAACATCCCGGAAGTGGTTGAGTTCATAAGAGCCCAATCACCCGAAACCCGGATCTACCTGGGTTGCGACAGTGAACGCTATCGCGTTGACAATGTCTGGTATGCCGACTACATTCTTGCCGTGGTCGTACACATGGACGGAAATCACGGCTGTCGCCTGTTTGGTGAGGTCGTGACCGAGCGTGATTACGATCAGCGGCGCGATAGGCCCGCTACCCGGCTCATGACCGAAGTCTACAAGATCTCGGAACTGTATCTCCAGCTGGCCGAAGTCCTGGAAGGACGGCATGTGGAAGTGCACCTCGACATCAACCCCGACGAACAGTTCGGTTCCAGCTGCGTGATCCAGCAGGCCGTGGGTTATATCAAGGGTGTATGCAACGTCATACCCATGGTCAAGCCCGACGCTTTCGCTGCCAGCTATGCCGCTGACCGCCTCAAGCACGTCAGCAGCTACCGCGCAGCATAATCTGACCCGCTTACACTAGCGGCATAAATCCAAGTGGAGGCCGGTGCAATCCCGGCCACGATGCGGGCTTAGTTTAGTGGTAAAATCAGTCGTTGCCAACGATTAGTTGAGAGTTCGATTCTCTCAGCCCGCACCAAACTAATTACAATATATGGATACTCTACGATTACAGCTCGCCTGCACCTATTGCAATGGGTGGCCACGATTACGTGTACGATTGCAGAATGATCTCATATATGATTTCGCCCCGGACCAAGCCCAGGTCGATCTAGCAGTTGATTTGCCCCAGACTCCTGGACCCTGTTGGATCGAGATCGAGCGTTGGGGCAAGACCGCAGCAAACACCCAAGACGGCGCGGATCAAGTCGTGGAGATCAAACAACTCTACGTTAATGACATGGCGATACCGCAATGGTTTTTATGGGGGAACAGTCAATTTCGTTTCAATGATCAATGCCAGCAATCGTTGATCATGGCGCCGAACGGTGTCTGGCGGTTGGATTTCGCGACCCCGCTGATCACCCACATATTGGATCAAAAGATCCTGCACGAAGCTCAATACAACCAGGATTACCAATATCCCTGGAGTTATAAATTTGGTCCCGGGCAGACTGAAGAATTAGATCGAGAATTGGCGAACGCCATGGATCTGGTGAGGTCTAAGTTATGACCCGGATATCCTGTGTTTCCGTGGATCTGGTCAATGCTGATAAACCTCCGGCCTCGCTGGCTTTTTTGGCCGCGGCCTGTGAGGAAGCCCAGGTCGATTATCAATGCATCAGTTTCAACGCTTGTTTTTTATCAAGATTTGACCAGTCTACCATGAGTCAAGTCTATAACAACGTAATCAAGCTGGGTCGTACCGAACCAGTGATAGAGACACTAAACCCCGCGATCGCGGCTGTGGTATCCGACATCAAGAGCTATGGTTCTACCATCGTGTTGGTTTCGGTGTTTACCTTTATGCAGCACGATTTGGCCCGGCATTTCCTGACCCGGCTGCGGCAAGAATTACCGCAGGTCACTGTGGTAGTAGGTGGACCAGGCACACCCAGCAGGTATCAAGAATACCCCACGTTTGGTAGATTTTTAGTGCAGCAAGGACTCGCGGATTTTTACTGCCTTGGTGAAGGCGATCGAGTGCTGCCAAGATTTTTAGCCGGTGAACGAGACCTAGTGGGTATAAACCATCCAGGATCGCCGGAGGAGACATGGGTACCGCAGATCGATGATCTGGATCGGGACTATCTGATTCCCAGTTACAAGAAAATACGTGTAGATGTATACAACAACCTCGAAAACAAAAACTCAGCGGTCTATCCAATCAACACCAGCCGTGGCTGCGTGAGAGATTGTTCTTTCTGCGACGTAGGTGCTACCTGGAAAAAATTCAGATTCCGCAGCGGACATCATGTGGCGCAAGAAATACTACAGCACCATCGGGATATCGGGGCGGTAAATTTTACTCTCGTTGACTCGTTGATAAACGGTAGCCTGAAAAGTTTCCGCGAGTTTAACGAACAGATGATCGATCTCAAGACCCAGCATCCCGGGCTCAAAGGATTCAGTTACAATGGCATGTTTATAGTCCGGGATCGGCGCAGTCATCCCGAAGATCTGTTCAAGACCATGGCCGAGGCCGGATGTGAGAGTTTGGCCATAGGTGTTGAGACCGGCAGTGATCGAGTACGGTTTGCCATGAATAAAAAATTCACCAACCAGGATCTCGATTGGCATTTTGAAATGTGTAGCAAATATCGGATCAAGAATGTGATGCTGATGTTTGTGGCCTATCCCACAGAAACCCGGGATGATTTCAACCAGACCCTGGCCATGTTGGATCGATATCAAAAATATCTATTAGATGACACTATCTTGGGGATCAATGCCTCGGGCGTGTTTTCTTTGTTAGAGCATGCTCCGGTCTTTGAGAATCGTGAGCAACTGGGTATCGTTTTACAGAAAGATTGGAAACACCGGCGGCTACAATGGTTTAACCAAAATAATCCAGATCTCACGCTGCGTGAAAGAATCATGCGAGATCTTGAATTCCGACGCCATGCGTTGAAACTAAGGTATCCTATACCTTATGCTCGGAGATATATGCAATATCTCGCCGAGATCGATGCTGACTTCGTGTTGCAAAGTGACTAACATCTGCCCTTAGCTCAGTGGACTCAGAGCAGTGAGCTTCTACCTCACGGGTCGGGGGTTCGAATCCCTCAGGGCGGACCAGTATTTGAATCGATAAATATTCCAATAAGGAATGATTATGTCAACTACATTTAACTGGACCGTGGAGAAAATGATCTGCGCACCTGAACTCGAGGGTCACACAGATGTGGTAACATCGGTGATGTTCGCATGTGCGGGCACAGATGGTACCCACGGCGCAGAAATACGCGATACCTGCGCTATTCCATATCACGCTGATAGCTTCGTCGCTTATCAGGATCTTACCCAGGATCAAGTGCTGGCATGGTTGGATGCTCAAGGCATCAACCGTCCTTATATCGAACAATTGGTGCAGCAAAAGATCAGCGATCAATATCAAAATCTGCAGATCCAAGATCCGCCCTGGGTTTCTTAGATCAGTAGCACCAACAGCGTAAATAGATTTACGGGGGTATAGCTCAGCTGGGAGAGCGCTAGCTTTGCAAGCTAGATGTCGTCAGTTCGATCCTGACTACCTCCACCAAATTATGTTTGAACTACGAACCAAAACAAGATCATGTGGGGGCTGCACCCGGTGCTGCGAAGGTTGGCTCACCGGCGATGCCTGGGGACATCAATTCCACCCCGGTAAGCCCTGCGGTTGGTTGTGCCGGTCGGGTTGCCTCATATATGAGAACCGGCCCCGCAATCCTTGCCAGACCTTCTTGTGCGAGTGGAAACGCCTGCCCAGCATACCCGAGTGGATGCGGCCCCAGGAATCTGGGGTCATACTGGTATCGCGGCGCTTGGATGAATACAGTTATATACGCGCCCATGCCTGCGGTCGCCCTGTGGAGCCGAAGGTCTTGACCTGGGCCCAGGAATACAGCGATCAGCATCAGGTGCCGGTCATAGTAGATGCTGACACAGGTGTTTGGTGTTTTAGCCCCGAATCAGGATTCCGGATCGCGGCAGCCAATTTATGGAATTTGGTAAACTAGCGGTTGACCTGTAGCGTCAACTCACATATACTAGAGACTATTGCAGTAAACGTTCTTTTACAAATTAGGAATTAGGGGAGTTTGATCTCCTCCCGAAGCGAAAGCCTAGGGGAAGGATAAGCCTGGTGACAGGCCCAAAGCGGTAGCGTCCTACACGCCCGCGCTGGCAACAGTCCGATCAAGCAAGCCTGCTCACTGTGGTGACACAGCGATCACTGATAAGACCGGTGGTTGTAACAGCAAAGCTGGTGCGGGGGGAACGACACATATCGACTGGCCCGCAAGGGAACCAGGGTATGTGAAAAGTAACGGGTGGTGCCGACTTCCCAGCAAAACCAATCAGCTAACTGGTATGAGAAAGGGTAGTGCAAGGGTCCAAGGGGTCGCTCCCAAGGGCTGGTTGTGCAGTCGGAGTGGTTGGTGGATAGGCCGAGACCGGAGTAAAATCCGTATGCCGACGACACTGATCGCGAAAGACGTCTGAGTAGCCCGCGGGGCCAAAGGAACGTGGTGTGTTGTATCGTGTATTCCAAAAGAGTGCGCGGCAACAGGAACGGCACATCACAGTAGGTTGATATAGCTCAATGGTAGAGCAACTCCATTTAAAGGAGTCGGCTGTGGGTTTCGATACTCACTATCGATTAAAAATGCAAAGCCCGTTCCCGGTAATAACGAAAATGGCCTAATACTTGACACGCAAGTGAATCAAGTTACTCAAATGCCGCAAGCAGATGAGCATTGACTAGGATAGTGTCGTAAGAGTTTAGCGACTTTGAACTGCTCGCAAGGCAGACGAAACTTGAATAATCGAGTAGTTATTACTGTAACGAGAAACGCAACTCGTCAAATGCGGCCATGGTATCAGACTTACTTACCGCAAGGGAGTAAGTGGATGATGGAGGAAAGTTTCCCGCAAGGAAATTATAATCTCCTGAAGTGATACTGCGATTCTGTGTAATCTCAGCAGATTCACCTTTCCGTTATAAATAATAGTGTAGTTCGCGGGATTGGCGTCCCCAACTACTCTAATGCTTAGACGGAGCACCAGGATGTGTATTTACTGTAATACAAAAAACTACCGTAAGATCTACGAAAACCATATCGGTCCTATTACTTTAGATTGTGATGGGCGTAGTTTAGAAATCCATCACTGTGATGGAAATCATAATAATAACCATCCAGATAATCTCAAACTGGTGACTATACAAGAACATTATGAAATTCATCGTTCTCAAGGAGATTGGGCGGCATGTAAACTAATTTCAAGCAGAATGCGTATTTCAATTCAAGAACATAAACAGGAACTAAGTCGTGCAACAACTGAGGCAAATTTGCAAAGAGTCAAGGACGGAATTCATCCGTTTATTGGCCCAATGTTGAATCAATCTAGGATTGAAAAAGGCACTCATAACTTTTTAGGTCCCGAAAATAATAGAAAAAGAGTGATAGAAGGCAAACATAATTTTCTCGGTAAATCAAATACACAAAAGCAATTAGCAGAAGGAAAACATCCTTCTCAAAAGACTTGGAAATGTCCTTATTGTAATAAAGAAGGTCGTGGTACAGGGATATATTCAAGATATCATGGTAATAAATGTAAGTTCAAAACAATCTAGGGGATTCGCCAAGTGGTAAGGCATCGGATTTTGATTCCGACATTCGGTGGTTCGATCCCATCATCCCCTGCCAAAATAACAAAGGAGCCAGATGTACAAAGTCTACTGGACCGATAGTCAAGGTCAATCACATGGTCACGAGCATGACAGCATCACTGAGATGCTGGCGCATAGCCGACGTCTGCGTGAACAACCGGGCATGAGGTTCATAACCACAGTGGGAGAAGATCCCAACTGTACAAGTCTGCAGGGCGCCACAGATGTGCCCGGCGATTACACATGGATGAAACGGAGAACTCGATGAAACGAGGTAAACGCTAGTGTCATCCTAGATCCCATCGTATGGTCTAGGGTTGGCACGTTAAATCAACTCTATACGATCAACGATGGGACTGTAGTCGAGTGGCTGAAGACACCGGACTTTTAATCCGGCATCCGAAAGGACATCGTGGGTTCGAATCCCACCGGTCCCACCATCAAACGGGGTGTAAACTTTGATGGTGAAGTCCTGCCTCTTAAGCAGCGAGAACCCAGTTCGAGTCTGGGCCACCCCACCAATTCCAGCCCTGTTAGCTCACCGGGTAGAGCGCCTGTTTCGTAAATAGGAGGTAGGCAGTTCGAGACTGTCACAGGGCACCAAATTCATTGACATCCAGGTCCGGAGTCAGTATAATTACTAGATGACCCAACTAATACATACTCTTGACCCTGCATTACTTGCCGAAGGACTGCCAGACACTCGCTATGACGAGTCTCCTTTCCGCAATCTCAAAACCCTGGGACCTAGAACCAAAGGCACTAGATTTGAAAATATAACCATAGCTCTCATGCAACAGCTGGGCCATAGTTACAAAAAACGCATTGGTACCGATAATGATGCGGTATTCGATGAGGTCTGTTACGAGATCAAGGGTAGCCTACTAGGGCGAGACCATAACAAATTTACTTTCCTCCAAATCAGACCTGATCAAAACTATGATGCTATACTTTTTTCTATGTTTTATCCGCATCGAGTTATTCTCATGACCATGGATAAATCAACTGTCATAAAAAATATTTCTTCCAAGATATTTAAAAAACAGCATGGCGGGGCCAAGGCAAATTCTGGCACCTATAGCTATTACGGAAACGAGAATACCCTGGCGCAGATCGGTGCTCGGATTTTACATGAAATTGAGTAAGGATATCACCACAGCTGAATTGATGGCCATGGACTATCGCTATCACTACAGCGATCTAGAATTGATCAACGATTGGCAACGTCTCTGCACTACCACGCAATACAAAACCGGTAGCCAATTCCGTCCGGGTATCAAACTATGCCATCACTTCTTCCCCAACTTTTGGGAGATCCAGAACCGGCGCGGTGTGAGCTTTGCCACTGCTTGGCAGGATCCCAAGGTCATGGATCGTGTGCGACAGTGGGGGCTGGAAGGCATGAGCCAGCTGTGGTTGAGCTGGATACGCCGGGCCGTGTTCTTGAATGCGGGACTTTGCAACAGTAGTTTCTATAGGCCACATCTGGCACGTCAGATCGTGATGAGTACCGACATCAAAGAAGGTGTAGTGTTTGATCCCTGTGCCGGCTGGGGTGGACGCATGCTGGGCACAGTGAGCGCGGGCTGGCGCTATGTGGCCTGCGAACCCAATCCCACTACATTTGACAATCTGCAGCGCATGGTAGATTTTTTGGGCATCGGTTCCTGCGTAGAGTTACATTGCCAACCCGCGGAACAGTTTGATATCGAGAGTTTGGATCGGGTAGATGTGGTGCTGACTTCGCCGCCCTACTTCAATCTTGAGATCTACAGCCAGGATCCGGATCAATGCTATAACCAATGGAACGATTGGACCGCGTGGAGAGACCAATGGTTTGAACCATTGGTACGACGATGCCAGCAGAAATTGAGCAGCGGTGGTCTCAGCTGCTGGAATGTCATGAACGTAAACCGTTGTGATCTCGTGGGGGTGATTGAAAACACCCACAGCGATCTCCAGCAATGGGAACATGTCCGGGATGTGGGATTCCGTACACCCTTGGCCAATCTAAGAACTTTGAAGAATACCGACGTCACTAGATGTTACCGACGACGGTAGAGGAATACGGTGTGTAGCTCAGTTGGCAGAGCGCGACGTTTGGGACGTTGAGGCCGGGAGTTCGAGACTCTCCACACCGACCAACATTGCCCCTGTACGCCAGTGGACTAGACTACCTCGCTTCGAACGAGGGAGACGGAGGTTCGAATCCTTCCAGGGGCGCCAGTTTTGCCAGATCGGTCGCGCCGGCAGCAGCGACCATCTATAATCACTCTAACATCAATACACAAGGAAAAATATGAACATCAGCCTACGCCGCGCAGCGGCCCTGCAAGCCAGCATACACGACGCCATCCGCGAGATCCGCTTGGTGCGTTCGATCCGACTCAACGAATTCCAAGCAGCCGAACCCCAGCTTCTCCAGGCCTGCGCAAATCATCGCACAGGTCTCCAGACTCGTAGCCAGCTCATGGGGGTGTTGTATCAGATCCGCCAGGCCGTGGGGCAAGCCAACGCCGCAGCCGGTATTGGGGATCGCCTGGCCCAGGTGGCGCTGCTGGACAAAGAGATCCAGTTCTACAGCGAACTGGCCGGATGCCAGGCCCGCGAAAGCGCCGAGGTTGTTGCCGGCCGGCTGGACAAGATCCGCAATAGTCCGGCCGAGAGCAGTTACTACCGCGAACCCGTGGTAGAAAGCTCGGTGTTCGATGCCCAGGACATCCAGGATTTCCGCAAGCTGGTCTCAGAACATCGACGCGTTCGCCAGACCTACCAGGACCAGATCCTGGAGCTCAACGTGCGCACCGAGATCACGCTCTCGGACGAAGCGGTACAGATCCTCAAGAACGCGAACATCTTGTAACGAGTTTGGACGCAGGGTTCCGGCCCTGCGTCCCGGAGAGTGGGAGGAAATGAGGATAGACAGCCAGTACTAGTTACTGGGTTGGCTTCAAAACCAACAGTGAAAACCATTGGACATGGTACGCGCAGGCGTGCTCCGGGCCGAGATTATTCGATTTGTCAATTGCTGCCCGGTGATATGCAGGCCCCTGTAGATTGTGCCTTGTGGTTTGTCGACGGTGGACTAATGGTCTGCCCTGTGGATTGTCTAGTCTATTACTCGCTTTCTCGCTCTCCGTCTTTTTTTGTCCCCGTAGCTCAGTGAATAGAGCGGCTCCGTCCTAAGGAGCGGGTCAGGGGTTTGAATCCTCTCGGGGACGCCAGTATATCCGAGTATAGCGCAGCCAGGTAGCGTGCCTGTTTCGGGAACAGGAGGTCGTGAGTTCGAATCTCACTACTCGGACCATGAGAATTGACATCTGACCTATCGCTGCGATGCGGTTTGTCGTAGAGGAAGTTCAGGGCTGCCACCGAGAACGTATGGGAGACGCGAGTCGGTTGAACCAGCGTGATATGGGCAGCAAGCCAAACAGAACCAGGGAATTCTCGGCCTATTGGTTCGGGTTGGTGCACCCGTGATCCGCTGTGAGGCGGGGAGGACAGTGTTTACTGTAGATGAATGATAGGATAAAACAGAACCCTGACTACAGGATGTCAATATATACATGCAGGCCCCGGTGACGGAATTGGTATACGTGTCGGACTCAAAATCCGAATTGTGTGGGTTCGAGTCCCACCTGGGGCACCAATAAAAATCAACCGCAGAGATCTGGAAGTTATATAGTTGATGACGATGATTTCCTCGCCCGACAAATTTGGGTATTATACTGCGGGTGATCTAAAAACCTATAGCAAGATCGAAGCCATAGAATATTCGCTGCGCACCAATCAACCTGTGGCCTGGCGATTCAACGAAGAAACGTTCCAACAAGTGGATTGGACCCGCGAACCCGCGTGTTCGCTCTGGGACCTATACAAGCGCCGCTGTGCGCAGATCCGTGCGGCCTATGATTATGTGATCCTGATGTATAGTGGTGGATCCGACAGCCAGAATATGTTGGATGCTTGGATGGATTCAGGATTGCCCTTAGATGAGGTGGCCAGTCTCTGGAGCCTACAGGGCAGCGGAGATCGACAGGCATTTTCCGAGGCCGAGGTAGCCAATGTGGTGCTGCCCAAGATGGAAAAATTACCGGTACGATTCCGACTCATCGATCAGACCACCCTGATATTTGATTACCTCAATCAGCTACGAGATGATTGGCAATATACGATCAATCGCCATCTCAGTCCCAACAACGGTGCCAGAGCATTGTTACGTACTCATATCAAAGAGTGGGCCGATATAATCGCGGCCGGGAAAAGGCTATGTATAGTCTGGGGATCAGAAAAACCCAGGTTTGATGATGACGTCGTGACTTTCATGGACATAGTCGACAACTGTGTCAGTCCATATGTGCAGAGAAAGTATCAGGACGGTTGGTATGATGAACTATTCTACTGGACTCCCGACCTGCCAGAGTTATTGGTAAAGCAGGCACATACGATACGACGTTTCTTATCAATCCCCCAAGAACTTCCGGGATTTTACAAACCAGGAAAAGACTACTACGGTCGTAATACCGGGTTGGACAAATATCTGACTGCCAAGGGTGTCAGGCATCTCATATATCCAACATGGAACGATGACACTTTCACAGTGGGCAAGAGTTCAAACAACGTATTCGCCGACCGTGACCGATGGTTCTGGCGCGGTAATACCGCGGAATCCCTGTTGTTTGGAGAGATCGTAAAGTCCACATTCAATATCATGCTGGGTGATAGCGACCTGGCATTGATCGACGCATATCAAAAGAAACTCATGTTCAGCGGCGCATATCGCATATGAAAATCCTAGTTTTGTTTTTGTGTTTACTCACCGGTGTTTGCCATGCGGAAAAATCCGCGATCTACGTTTCAAATCCGCCCGGGGGTATCAGTGATCTTCTAGCTAGATTCATCGCCAAGAATCGACGCGATACCATGGTGGTCAATATACCCGGAGCTCTGACCCAACAGGCCCCAAAACAGGCGTTCCAGACTCACCAGCCGCTCATAGTCGAGACCTCAACACTGATCATAGATCCGATCATATACGGCCGTGATCGCACCTATGACATAATCACTAATTTTAAAGAGATAATACTACTGGGCACGGCACCTAACGTATTGTTGGTACCAGACAATAATCCAGCCATCGGCATACAGTCATTCCGTCGCTGGGCCGAAGAATCAAATGTGGACCTGACCTATGCTACCAGCGGATCAATGACTCATATCGCCGCGCTAGAATTGCTAGAACGATTAGGATTGTCAGGACGGAGGATACCTTATCGCGGTGGTATCAATGCTACCCAAGCAGTTATGCGCAACGAAGTGGTGTTCCATGTTGGCAACCTAGTTGGCGCGAAACCAGCATTGGCCACGAAAAAGGTCCGGGGTATAATGTTACCAAAAGAAACGTTCAAGACCCGTGGCTATTATGGTATCGCGTTCCCACCGGGTATGGCTCCCGAAACTATCGCAGCATGGCGCCAGGTAATATCAGATCTATTTTCCAACAAGGAAACTCGTAGCGAGATCGAACAGTTTGGTTTTGAAGTGGATCTGGTACAGGGTATCGCGCTGGAACCTTGGATCCGGAAAGAAACCACCTACTACGAAGAAATAATAAAGCGGTACCGGGTCTCAGAGTAGCCGAATCAAATCGTCTACGATGTCTTGGATGGGTCTTATGGAGGTAATATGATCTATGGCAGTACCACAATACACATGCCCATCACAAAGATCCTTGATACCACGCTGTAGCCCCAGGGTATGATTGTTTTCGTCGTCGCTATCGATGATTTTATGTACGATTCCTTGTTTTCCATGACGTCCGAATCTAGTGAGATCCGCAGAACTGGTCTGGAGCAATTGTTCTTTGGTGACAGCGCTCAATTGGCACTCTTGGCTCATGGCAAATAGTGTTCCTATGGCGACAGCGATCGCACCTTGATCTAGGTAATATTTTACCTGCTCAGCTGAATGTATCCCGCCCGTTGGTATCACATTTGGCAATAGCGTCTTGAAATAATCGTAGGTATTTTTTAATGGTTTGATATCACGATTACTCCCCCCAGCACCTTCGGCCCCTTTTATTACATAAGCATCAAACGGTAATTTTAGATTTTTGTGCTCTAAACCACCGCGTAATATTACTTTGACGCCGCGTTGCTGTAGTCGATTGACAGCGACAGATATCTGATCTTCGTTATCGGGGGTTAGGTCGTAATATCTGAGAACTTCGACATATCTGACGCCCATGTCCACATACCTGCCAATATCTGTCATCAATGCAGTTATAGGTAGCGTCAATATGACGTTGGTTTCATAATAATCTTGTAGATAATCTTCCAGCTCGGCGTCAGTAATCAATCCCAGCACTATACCAGGCGTTATGCCGGCCGCCGCGGCTGCTCGTATCAATCGCAAATCACTGACATGATTCATGGCCGCGCATATTATGGGATACTTGCTTGATAAGAATGAACTCATTTTAACATCCTTGGGATGATATTTATAGAGGCATTCTAAACATCGTTTTGATTGACCGACTCAACGTCTTACTATATAATTACACTGGGTCCTTAGATTAGAGGCTAAATCATCACGTCGACATCGTGAAGACCACTGGTTCGATTCCAGTAGGACCTACCAAGGGGACATAGCTCAGCTGGGACGAGCGCTTCGATGGCATCGAAGAGGTCCGGGGTTCGATCCCCCGTGTCTCCACCATTTTACCAAGGAGAAAGCAATGAAACGCCAGATAGAAATACGTGCTGCCGAAGGCGGCGAAGACAGTCGGTTGTTTGTGCAGGACCTTGCCCAGGCCTATATCCGCCTGGCCCAGCGAGTGGGCTGAACAGCTCGCCCCGTGGACCAACGCCCAGGTGAATCACATATCCTGGTAGAAGGTCAGGATCTGCGGGGACTAGACAACGAACCCGGTGGGCATCGCATACAGCGAGTACCACCCACCGAACGCCGGGGCCGTGTGCATACCAGCACAGTCACAGTGGCCGTGATAGACCCGGCCCGACCCCAGGTCACCATACGCGAACAAGATCTCGACATCGAATGGTATTCGGGTACCGGTGCCGGGGGTCAATATCGCAACAAACATCAGAATAGCTGCCGTATCCGGCACAGACCCACCGGTATCCAGGCCACTGCCCAGTGCCGCAGCCGGGAGAACAGCCTAGCCGAAGCCAAAACTGCGTTATCTGCGCGGGTGCAGGCCGCTGTACAGGGCCAGCATGATCAGGACCTGGCCAGAGATCGGCGCCAGCAGGTGGGGTCAGGTCAGCGCGGGGACAAGATACGCACCTATCGTTTCCAGGATGATCGGGTGCAGGATCATGTTACCGGGCGGCGGGCGCGAGTCACGGATGTGATGCGTGGGCAGATCGATCTCTTATGGCCCTAATCCATGTTGCAGTGCATAAATATCTGCATGGACCGAGAACTCATACTAGAATCGATCTCGCAGGGGCAGGCTCTGGATCTGGCACATATCCAGCGTTGCCTGGATCTAGTTGACCACGAACCCGATGATCTCATACGCATCTATGCGCGCCTATGGTTAGAGCATCATAGTCTTGACTTCGCCCGAGCACTGGTATTAAAGTAACGGCTCGCGGGAGTGACGGAATCGGCATACGTATCGGACTTAAAATCCGAGTTTTGAGGGTTCGAGTCCCTCCTCCCGCACCAATATTATCCCGTGACTGGATCGGTAAAAACTATGGTATCACCGCGCCGCATGATATTGTCGGTGAATTTATTGAAAAAATCCAAATCATAATGATCTAGATAGTCTGCCACCTGGGCCAACTGGGGCCAATGTTGTTTTAGATATGGTCGGTTGTCTCGATCTAGGACCTCTTGCCAAGCTGGATCCTCATCATGTAATTCTACGTCGGGTCCAAGATATTGACCGTATATAGACAATGAGTATATGTGTTCCAAGCGTTCCATACGTACTGCGTAAGCATGCTCACCGATGCGACGAACACGACCATATAAACGCGGCACGAACGGATTGTTCTGGTGTTGCAGCACCCACGACATATAGCGGACATATTCCTGATTATCGGCATCAAAGATTTTAATCACGTAGTTGAATTTGGGGTTGGAATAGACCTGTGCATAAAGACCAGTACCAGCCCGGGTCCAACCCAGTCGATCCATTTCAGCAGTCAATTTATCGCGCACCGCCCTGTAGGTACCGATCTCATAGGCGCCTTGTGCCTGGGCCGCTTGGAACGCAGGATGTTTTTTGAAAGGTTGTAGTTCGTAAAGACGCATATCAATATTTAGCCTAGCCCCGGTGACGGAACTGGCATACGTACTGGTTCGAGAGACCAGGTTCTGTGGGTTCGAGTCCCACCCGGGGCACCATTTTTGTCAACTATTCCGGATCCAGCGCGTTAAATAAGAACACTGTCAGGAGGTACCATCATGAAACAGATTTTAGTAGCTTTGGCGATACTGATTACCAGCACCGCGGCTCTGGCCCACGGTCCGCGATATCATCCGCATCACCCCAGCCCCATGTGGTGGGTGGCCCCGGCAGTGATCGGGGGCGTGGTAACCTATGCCATGACCAGACCCACCGTTCCCGAACAACCGCGCATCATAGAAGTGCCGGCTGCACCGCCGGGTTTCCACTACGAAAACGTCCTGGATGCCCGTTGCAACTGCTACCGCACTGTTTTGGTCAACAACTAACGAGATTTTGTCAACGCAGGGCTGACAAAGGCGTTATATAGTATGCGCCCTGCGCAATAACCAAGGAGAATCAAATGAAATACGTTCTATTTGCTGTGCTGTCTGTGTTTGGTTTCACCGCTGTAGCTGCTGAGCCTGCCAAGGCTCCCGAAGTCCGAGTCGAAGCCAAAAAGGAAGCTCCTGCCAAGGCCGAAGCCAAAAAAGAAGCTACCAAAAGCGACGCCAAGGCCGATAAAAAGGATAGCGCCAAACCTGTTGCTAAGAAAGACGACGTCAAAGCCGACGCCAAGAAGTAATGGCTATTGGCTCTACTGGTGTGAGACATCGGATTATGAATTTGATACCCACCCCGGACGAGCCAGATTTCAAGTCGAGGATGCATCAACCACCGAAGATGATGAACTCAGCGACGAAATCATAGTCAGACTGTGGCTGGCGCGGCTACGTGCGCTGGCCCTATTGGACCGAACCCAGACCTAGTGTCTGGGTTCTTTTTGGTTAGACTATTATTGACCGATACCAAAATCAGCTATATAATAGCGACTTGATCATAAACACCGGAGACACAATGAACGCCGACAAGAACTTCCGCATGAAACAGACCACCAAGCGCGTGGCTGCTAACATTCTAGATGCCCATGAGCGTGGCGAATTCCTGCGCATGATGACGCAGGCCCAACTGATCGCTAGTCGCGTTCCCGCACGCCGAGACCGCAGCGAGCGCCGTGAGGCCGACAATGTCTAAGCATACCACCAGCGATCTGGCAGCAGCGGCCGTGGGTGGTCGTTATGACCTCGTGCTGATCGCTGCCAACCGTGTGCGCGAGATGCGCCTCCGACAGGCCCAACCCTTGGTGGAAAAACAGGGCAGCGATATCTCTACTGCTCTCCTGGAGATCGAACAAGGGCACGTGGGGCGCGATTATCTCCAACGCGACGTCGACGACCGATCTCGCAAGTAATTGGATCAGGGCCGACAGCGATACCGGGCTACGAACCTAGAGTCCCTCGCTGCCTGATCCTCCCAACCAAATCAGGGCTCACGGTGATACTTGCCCCAGACGCATGAGTCCCTCACCGCCTGATCCTCCAAAACTACCCAGATTTTGACATCTGTGATATATACGGGTATTATGATACGTATAATCACCGATGCCGCCGATCCCTGGCTGGATTTCGTCCGCGACGATCCGGTGCGACCCGAGATTCCCCGTGAGTTCCGGGTAGCCCCCAATCGTTTCGTGGCGGCGCTGGGTGATGATCAGATAGAGGCCATGGTCTGCGTGAGCCTGCAACACGAGGTTCCCGCTGAAGTGGCTCAGCTGGGTGACGCCGAACCGGAACCCACCTGTGCTGTGTTCTATACCATCTGGAGTTATGCCGCCGGTGCCGGATCTCGCCTGTTGTTTGATACCGTGGCCGAGATCCAGCAGCGTTGGCCCACAGTGACACGCTATGTGACCCTGAGCCCCCAGACCGCGACCGCGCATAGATTCCATACCCGCAACGGGGCGCAAGTGTATCGCATCAACCCCGATACTGTCAACTACGAATATAATCCCGGGTAAATCTGTTTGGGATCAAACGGTTAGCGCACCTAGATTCGGGTTGACTCGAATCTAGGTACCGTGTATTATTTGGCTATGGACGTCGAATCACATCTCCGGGAACGCGGGCTTGATCCCCGGCTCTATACAGTGAGCTGGGACGATGAGACCGCTTGTTTCGCGCTGTGGAACCTGTCGGGCCAGTGGGTTGGCTACCAGCAGTATCGTCCGTTCGCGCCCAAGACCACGCGCAATGATCCGCGTGAGGGTCGTTACTTTACCTGGGCCCGGGATCGCTTGGCCGTATGGGGTCTCGAAACCTGGCACTTCCGGCGCGACGTTCTGTTCCTGACCGAAGGCGTGTTTGATGCCTGCAAGTTACATAACCTGGGCCTGCCCGCTGTGGCTGTGCTGGCCAATGATCCCAAGCGATTGCGCCCCTGGTTGGGGTCGCTGGCACGGCGCACTGTAGCGGTCTGTGACGCGGATGCCGCGGGTGCCAAATTGGGCCGCTTGTGTGATCGCGCCCTGACCGTGCAGGGCGGCAAAGATCTAGGCGATATGACCCAGCTGCAAGTGCTTGATTTTGTTAGAGAAAATATGCCCGGGCTTTTTGGTTGACCAGAATCACCGGATCGCCTACAATAGCGGTATAGTCAATAACAAGGAGCCAGCGATGACCACCATGACGTATATGCTGATTTTGATGTTGGGTGCGCAGTCTACAATACCGCAGCGGTCACGGCTGTGACTGTGCCCATGCTGAACGAAGCGGCATGTTTGGCAGCGTATGAAAAAGCCAAGGCGCATTGGGGTGATCGTCTCAAAGGTGCGCAATGCCTTTCAACCGGTGCTCAAAAATGAGCAAGACGCGAATAAAAGTCCTCAACACGTCTTACACGTGGGGGTCTACGAAGCAACGTGAATTTCGGGTATGTGAGCTGAAGCCCTTTGCGGGCTGGACGACTCGTGGTGTGTTTTTTAATCAAGCTGATGCGCGAGTGTTCGCAAAGGCCCTGAAAGGATAACATGGACAAGATTGATATTCTGATGTTGTGTGTTTGGTTTCATGGTATTGCGGCGGGATTCTTTTTTGGCTGGTTCCTTGCCAAAGGTTACTTTCTCAAACGTGTGCAGGTGGTGGAGAAATGATCAAAATCACTCTTGAAATCGCCGCCCAAGATATTCCCACCCAGGATCTGCGGGCATTGTTGGCAGCGGCCCTGATGCGTGGCGCTGGTGAAACCAACAGTTATATGGCCGAAGATGCGGTTATTGCAGCGGCACGTGCCATGCGTGATGCTGAGATTACGGAGACTGTATAATGATTAGAAAGATGAACCTGTTCTACGTGGTGGGTCGGTCCGGTAGAGACGACGTGGATCTGCCCTACATCGACGGCCCGTTCAGAACCTGGGACGATGCCCGCGAGGCCAAGAATCGTATGCAGGACAGTCATCTCTTGGGCATTGCTCAACAGGTTGTTCACGTGGAGGTCGACTGACATGAAACTAAGTGACTTCAATCTGTTTATTTCCGGCTTTGCTGTGGGTGTGGCCCTGGGTGCCGTCAAGCTGGGGTTGGTGTGGCCGGCGGTGTTGATGACCGCGCTGGCGGTATTGAACTTTTGGATGTATTGGAGATGCCGATGAAGATCAAGATTTTGAGTTATGTGGGCGACTACGACAGCAACGATGACTATATCCACATCCTCCGCGGTGTAACCGACTGGGAAGAAGTGGATGCGGATACTTACCACAAGCTGGCAGGTTGGTGCGCCATGAAGAATCGCGCCACCAGCATGGCCGATGTGCGTTATACCATATTCCGCCAAGACCAAATCAACGTCATGAGCTGCGTCCAGGAATACTTGGATCACATGGCCGCCGAGGAAAAGAAGCGAGCTGCGGCTGCCAAGAAGCGTCTTGAAAATAAGCGTCTGAAGCTGGCCAAGAAGCAAAAGCTGGCCGAAGATCAGGAACGCAAGCTGCTTCAAGATCTCAAGCAAAAATACGGAGAATAACATGACTAACGAATACACTGAACAAGACCGCGCCTGCGTCAACTGCCGTCATTTCCGACGCCGCTGGAATCCCATCGCCTTGATCGATACTGTCATCAGCGATGGCACCATGCATTACCGTTGCCAATTAAATGGCGTCTCGGAATCTATAAATCCCATTACTGGGCGCAAGACCATAACCATCAGGGATCAATCTTGTAAGGACATGCGCAGCAGTCGTCATTATTGTGGACGCGAAGGTGATCATTGGCATCCCAGCGAACAGTTTATGCGACGCAAAGAGAACCTGCTCAAGGTCATAAAAAATGCCCGATAACAAACCCATCGCAGTATTCCGGCTAGATCCCAGCGATGGTCCGGGCTATCTTGGCACGTTCTTGACTGCCAAGAATCTGCCCTGGCAGCTGATCTGCGTGGACCAAGGCGATGCCATCCCCCGAGATGTGACCCGCTTTGCCGGTCTGGTATTCATGGGCGGTGCCATGAGCGTCAACGATGATCTGCCCTGGATCGAGCCGGTATTGGATCGGATCCAGGCAGCAGTGGCCACCGACGTCCCGGTCATGGGACATTGCCTGGGCGGTCAGCTGCTATCGCGGGCCTTGGGCGGTGCTGTCACCGCCAATCCAGTCCAGGAGATCGGTTGGCACAAGATCCGGATCGCCGACAACGATGCCGCACGCCATTGGTTCGGGCACGTGGGTGACGGGTTCTTGTCGTTCCACTGGCACAACGAGACCTTCAGCATACCCGCAGGTGCCACAGCCATAATGTCGAGCGCACATTGCGCTAATCAAGGCTTTGCCCTGGGACCGCATCTTGGCATGCAGTGCCATATCGAGATGCAGCCGTTTATGGTGCTGGAATGGTGTGAATCTGAAGCCAGCTCGCTCTTATGCGAAGCACAGGGTGCGAACATCCAGACTCCTGACCAGATGCGAGACCAGTTGGTGGATAGGATCACCCAATTGCATCTGGTGGCCGATGGTGTCTATGAGCAATGGATCAAAGGACTCAGGTGCTGACATGTCGGATCCGTTGGTGGATATGGTGCATGAATACGAAGCGCAGCAACGTTGGCAGCGAGGTCTGCGTCCTAGCTTTAGTCAGGGTATCTGCGGGTCAATTACCGCAGGCTATGGCGAGTTAGATCCCAGTGGCTATTGGCAATTTCCCTTGTATCCTGGTGAACTATACTTGGAAAAGTACGAAAAACGTTATAAATCAAGCACTTAGCGCATCTATATTTCGGTTGACCAGAATCCCCGGTTCACCTATAATAGTGGTATAGTGAATAAGGGGCGTGAGATGAAAACATTCTGCATTGTTGCCTCAGTTGGTGGTATGTTGACGGGTTGTGCCTTGGGTGCATGGGATGTTTTCGTGGTATTTGGTCTGTTCTATGTTGGTTTCCTGCATATGATAGCCAAAGGTTACTAATACAAGGAATAACCATGACAGTCCGAGAACTCATGGCTTTGCTGGCGACGATGCCGCAGGATGTGGAAGTCGAAGTCAATGACCAGCGCGGTGGCGAAGTCTATGCCGTGGAACATTGTTTCCTGGCACCCGCTGACCGATATGATCCCGAAGCTGTGATCATTGCAGTGAACAGATAATTAAAATCAAGGAATAGAGATGACTATCAAACAAATAATCGGCAACGGCGTTACCGCCGACGGCAGATACGAACTGCGAGTGCCGGTAAAGATCTGGACCAATGACATCGAGCCCACGGCTCTTGAACAGGCTCGTAAGCTGGCTCAGCTGCCCTTTATCCACAAGAACGGCGTGGCGCTTATGCCCGACGTGCATGCTGGTATTGGCTCTACTGTGGGCTCAGTGATCGCGACTGAACATGCTGTGATCCCGGCGGCTGTGGGTGTGGATATTGGCTGCGGTATGAACGCGATCCGCACCAGCCTGCGCGCCGAGGACTTGCCCGACAGCCTGCGCACTGTGCGTCTGCAGATTGAGCGCGACGTGCCCCTGGGCGCGGGTGGTGCTCACAAAGAAGACTTGGCGGTGTTTCCGCAGCCCTTGGGTACCCGGGCTCGCCAACTGTTCGCAAAGCATCCCAACTTGGAAACCCGGCAATGGCATCGCCAGCTGGGCACGTTAGGTTCGGGCAACCACTTTATCGAGCTGTGCCTGGACGAAGCGGGCGCGGTGTGGATCATGCTGCACTCGGGTAGCCGTGGTGTTGGTAACACGATCGGCCGTCACTTTATCGATCAAGCCAAGCGCCTGATGGAACGGTTTTTCATTACGCTGCCGGATCGCGACTTGGCTTATTTGCCGGATGGCACCCAGGAATTTGCTGACTACATCGAAGCGATTGGTTGGGCGCAGGATTATGCTCGCGAAAACCGTGCTATCATGATGACTGCGGTGATCGCGTCGCTGCGCCGGCATATCCCGGTAGAGTTTGAGCTGACGTCTGAAGCGGTCAATGCACATCATAACTACCTGGAGATCGAGAACCACTTTGGCACCAACATGTATATCACTCGCAAGGGTGCTATCCGTGCGCGTCGAGGTGATCTTGGTATTATCCCGGGCAGCATGGGCGCGAAGAGCTACATCGTGCAGGGCCTGGGCGATCCGGAATCCTACTGCTCGTGTAGCCATGGTGCGGGTCGTAAGATGTCGCGCACTGAAGCGAACCGGCGGTTTACTGTAGAGGACTTGAAGGCGCAGACTGCGGGTGTGGAATGCAACAAGACGTCCGCGGTTATCGACGAGATTCCCAGTGCATACAAGGACATCGATGTGGTCATGGAGAACCAGCGGGACTTGGTTCGTGTGGTGCATACCCTGAAGCAGGTTATGTGCGTCAAAGGTGCGTAATGGTCAAGGTCAAGCTAGACACTGAACTGACCGGCTGGGTCGACACCGATGCTGCCGAAACTGTGGTATGTCCGCAATGCGGTGCTGGTTTTGGAGAATCATGCAGGACCATGACCAGCACCCCCAAGGACGAAGTCCATCCGCGGCGCCGGGACGTATTCGCGAAACACGTGGCACCAGCTGGTTATCATCCTCGAATCATCGAATTCTAACATTTCACAAGGAGTAAATCATGGGTTTGGACATGTATCTCAATGGTAAGCGGTTTCTCAGCGAGTATTTCCACAAGGGTGACGACGGGATCAAACAGACCGTGGGCCAGCTATTTCCCGAGCTCGCGGCCATGCAGACCGGTCGTGATGAGGGCCTGGTCAAACAAATCGAGATCGAGGCCGGCTATTGGCGCAAGGCCAACCAGATCCATGCGTGGTTCGTGCGGAACGTGCAGGATGGCCGGGACGAATGTCAACCGCATCATGTAGAACGCGATCAGCTGCGCGAGCTCCGAGATACCTGCCAGCGGGTTCTAGACGATCATGCCCTTGCCCAAGAGCTCCTACCCGCGCAGTCAGGGTTCTTTTTTGGCGGCACCGATTACGACGAATGGTATTTCCGGGATCTGGAGAACACGATCAAGATCATCGATCAGTGTCTGGCTCTGCCCCGGGACTGGTCTTTCGAATACTGTTCCAGCTGGTAGATCTACCATGACCCGGATCCGAAGTGACAGCCATGGTTTGTATGTGAGGACCAACGGGTCTGTGTATCGACCCGTTGAAACACCTTGGTCCTATTACGTTACCCAGGCCGCGGTGCAGGGTATCACGCAGTTTGCCGAGGGCGAAGAGATCAAAGTCAGTCATGTGACTGGTTCACCCTTTGCACGTCTGCGTGGCGCGGATACCAGGGATTTTTCAAATCGTGTGGAATTGTGGCATAGTCATGGTTGCTATTACGATGATCAGGGCAAGATCCGCAAAAGTGATGAACTTTGGGAACCCAAAGCTGAAGCCGCAGTTCGCAGCGTCCCGGTTACAGAAAGTATACGCTATCAGCATGGCCCATATTATCGTGTTCCGGACTATTGGCTGCAATTCATAGAATCGGTCAAGCGCGATAATCCAAACATGCGTCTGCCCTTGAATATACACCATATAAACGAGTATCTGGTGCCATACAATGGTAGAATTATCGAAGAAGGCTATGTCAGCTGGACTTTGATTTTTGAATCACAACGAGATTTCGCTTTCTTTTTATTGAGGTTTGCATAATGACAGAAGAACTTAAACCCTGGATCGAAAACGTGGCCGCGTCTGATGTGCCGCAAGGTTTTCATCATGACTGCGGTGCCAATGCCATGCTGATCCAGATCCGCGATCCCCGCAGCAAGTGGTGGCCCCAACCACGGCATCAATTCCGGGAAATACACCAGTTTGAATTCCTGGATGCTGACTGGAAGGATGGCTTCCCGGAAGCGGACAAGATCCAGCCGGATCAGGCCCGGACCATCGTGGTGCTATTGCAGCATGCCCTGGCTCACAACATGAACGTGGTGGTGCACTGCATGGCCGGCGTCTGCAGATCGGGTGCTGTGGCCGAAGTAGGCGTCATGATGGGTTTCCGTGATGTGGGTCGCATGCGTATACCCAACATCCGGGTCAAGAAGATGATGATGCAAGAACTGGGATGGACCTATGACGAAGAAACGGTTTAAGCGCCCCCCGCAGTGGTTCCTGATCCGGACCTGGCAATTCCTGCATCGGCGGGTCAGCCACTCGGATGATCGCTATCCCAACGTCCGCCGGCGCTGGCTCAGGGCCATGCAGAGGTTCAACGATCATCACTTTGCCGAGCGTGGGCTAAGATACCGGAGGACCACTGCTCGTTTCGTCAATCGCTATACCGCGCACCGCTGGATGTGAACATGTCCCGAGATTCCCGTTACAGGTTTTTTGATCGGCACATGACCAACAAACATGGCCGTACCTGGGGCCATGTGCACGAAGATTGCCGTGATGCCATTTTCAACTATCTGGTGCATGGTTATGAACCCGGTGGTTTCTTGACTGCGGTCATCACCAATGATCTCCGGCGCGCAGCCTGCGTGGCCGATTTCGAAAACATCGAGCGCCTGGGACATGTGGCGCGGTTCGTCGCGCATGCCCTGCCCGAGATCTGCACCGGTAGCTGGAACGCCATGTCATACTGGATGCAGCTCAGCGAGCGTGAACGTGAAGAGATACTGATCGAAGTCCGTTTGCTGCCCACTTTGTTTGATGTGATCAAGGATCCCTATTGACCTGTGTGGATACATCTGCTACAATACAGGGATGAAAACTACATTCTTGATCGGTGATACGCATTTTGGACACGCCAATATCTGCCGTTTTCCGGCCTCAGACGGTCGCGGAAAACTACGTCCCTGGGATGACGTGGCAGACATGGACGAGGCCATGGTCGAAAAATACAATGCCAAGGTCGGACCAAATGACAAATGTTATTTCCTAGGTGATGTGTGTATCAACCGAAGAGCCCTGCCTATACTGGGTCGTCTCAACGGCGACAAGGTCCTGATCAAGGGCAATCATGACATCTTCAATCTAGCCGACTATGCGCCCTACTTCCGGGATATCCGGGCCTATCATGTCATGAATGGCATGATCCTGAGCCATATCCCGGTGCATGAATCGGCACTGTATCGCTTTGGTGCCAACATACACGGTCACCTGCATGACAAGCGAGTCATGCTGGCCGACGGTAGCGGGATCGATCCACGCTATATTACCGTGAGCGTGGAGCAGACCGACTATGCGCCCATCAGCTTGGATGAAGTGCAGGATCGTATCCGGGCCCAGGGTGGGGTAGTAGGTTTCCGTAATGGCAATGGACCACAGGTGGACTAGCATGAGATCTGCACATAGAAAACATGGTGATCAACTGCCCTGGCGGATTCGTTTCGCTTGGTTTCCGGTATATATCTATGACTCCCATGAAGAACGCTGGTACTCGGTATGGTGGGAACGCTATACCGAACAGCGTACTTGGATAGTCAAAGAACGTCCTACCAAGTTTGGTTACCACATAACCTGCGGTGCGTGGGAAGTACAACGCAAGATGATAAAGAAATGCTAATGGGTGGCTACCGACCCAGGCCTCTGCTATGTACGCTGAATGGGGTGGGGTGATTAGTTATAATCGAGCCGCGATAACCTGATGATCGCACCGGATACGGTAACCGGTAAATACCCAGTTATGACTTTGGCACAATTCATGATTATGTTATTGGTGTTGGGGGCGGTTGGCCCAGATGCCGGCGCCTATCAAGTGCGTCGAGTCTGCGAGGAAGTCATGACCAAACAAGGTCGTAAAGAGTATTGTCGAACCGTGTTAGACAACAGCGTCAAACCCGTGGATGAGAAAGACAAAAAGGACAAAGCAAAAAATAAATAGAAATATGCTGTGCGGGGGTAAGCCCCAGGTGGCGCTGGTTTTCTATCTGCCTGAAGGTTGTTGCCGTGAAAGACGCAAGGTCAGTCGCAGACATCACACGCCCCGGCGGTTGCGACATATATTTGGGAGTTTGATATGCCAGATGATGATGTAAGAGCCAGAGTCAGCGTACAAACACCTTGGTTCAAATTGTTTGTGGACCGGATAGACTGGAAAGAGGTCGTGGTAGTAGGCATGGTGTTGTTGACCATAGTTTATTTGGTCCGGTAAGAATTGCTGTATGAAGCAGATCCAAAGACGGACAAGACAGGGGTTCGACTCCCCTCCAGTCCACCAGAAAGTATACTGCATAGGTTTTTGCGGATGGCGCCATCCAACACAATTCAGTAGTATACTTTCTAATGGGCTGGTCATGGTATCGATTGACGGACAAGTAGACGAGTGGACAGCAGGGTAGGCGAAGACCCTAAATCTAGCGAAACTATAGACGCTAACGACGATCTATTCGCACAGGCCGCGTAAAACCGGCTGCTGAGGCAGGAATGCCAAGAAACAGAAAATCCAGAAATAGGCTCTTCGGAGCCTATTTTTTTGACAACAGATCCCGTGGATAGTAAAATTGTTCTTTGAGAAAGGAAATCTTATGCCCTATTTTGCACCTGACAACGTGACCTTTGCCTTCAGGCAAGGAGATGAAGCCCCCGCGGGTGGTGGTTGCCCCATCGGTGGTGAGTTTGTTTACCGAACCAGCCGAGAACTGTTTGGCGGTAAACGTGTGATCGTGTTTAGCCTACCCGGCGCTTTCACACCCACCTGCAGCACCTACCAACTGCCCGGCTTTGAAGAACGCTATGATGAGTTCCGGGCTCGCGGCATCGACGAGATCTATTGTTGCAGCGTCAACGATGCTTTTGTCATGAACGCCTGGGCCCAGCAGCTGGGTATCCAGAAGGTCAAGATGCTGCCCGATGGCAATGGTGACTTCACGCGCCTCATGGGCATGCTGGTCAGCAAAAGCCAGCTGGGTTTCGGTCAGCGCAGCCATCGTTATGCCATGATCCTTACCGACATGGTACGCGAGAAATTGTTCGTGGAACCCGGACGCGAAGACAATTTCGGCAGCGATCCCTATGGGGAGAGCAGCCCAGAAAACGTCCTGAAGTATCTCCAGTCGCAGTAATGAAAAGCCCGCAACAGCGGGCTTTTCTATTTGTATCCTATGCGATTGAGTATGTTGATGGCCCGGCGCCGCAGCTGATCCTCAAACTCGCTTTCGTTCAGCACACCCTTGGCCAGATTGCATTTGCGGCAGGTGACCTGCAGATTGGCCAGGCTGGTCGCCCCACCTCGAGCTTCGGGTATGACATGGTCCAAGTGGATCTCCTGGCCCACTAGATCTTCACCGCAATAGACACAGCGAGGCCCATCGCGTTCGATCACCATGCGGCGTAGATTGGTTGGTATGCGGGCTTTGGGCATCAGGTATTTACTCGGAGTAAATAGCGTTGACGTTCAAAAGCGGTTGTCGTATAATAGAAAATACTCACTACCAGGAGCCACCATGCAATGTCAATTCATCTCTTCGCGCCAAGTGGGTGGGCGTAATCTCAAGCTATTCCGCATCGGCGAATATCAATACGAGATCTGTGAGCTATTGCTGGGTGAATTCCGGCGCATCCGCTTGCTGATCGGGGTGGATTACGATGGTGCGCAAGCGGCTCTTGCTGCGGAACGCGGATAATTCCCTGCAGAATCAAGCACTTAGCACGCCTATACACAGGTTGACCAAAAACGCCAATTCCGGTATAATAGCTCTATACTAACAGAACGGAGCAGGTATGCAAACTCGTGAATTGGAACGCGCAAAGGCACCCTGGGCCTGGGTAGCAGCCCGCGATGCTCGCCAGCGCAGCCTTGCAGCCCAGAGCCATTATACCCAGGCCCAGCAGGTTGCTGCCGAACGCATGCGCCTGGTCTTGGAATGTGTCTACGCCAACCGTAAGACCTACGTAACATACCGCCAGAAATTCATCTCGGTCAAGGTAGAGGCTGCCTTGGTTCGCGATCGTCGTGCTCTGCGAGAAATGGAAACTGAATGGGCCCAGCTGGGCTACGAAAAACTCGTTACAGATCAAGGGGTTACCTACCGTATCCCGCGCCAATAATTCAGTTGACCAGAAATGCAGGTCACGCTACAATAGTCCTACACTAACAAACGGAGCACAAATGAACAAGTTCGCGCAGCAAGTCCGCCAAGTCATCAATAGCCTGGATGCCGAGCACCGCACCGTGGTCGCTGACAGCCTGAGCTTCAGCGATGGCACCCTGGCCAGTTTTGAACTGGAGCTCACTGCGGCGCGCTGGGAGCATCCGGCCCTGCCGGTTGAAGAAATCATGCAGCAAGTCCTGGTTGACCAGTAATCTCAACCCCCATATAATAGCATCACGTTCGTTACATAACCAAGAAAGGAAAGCCCTATGTCTGACAATCGCACTGTTACTTCAATCGGCGCCCACAAGGCCATCCGCAAATGTTTCAACAAGAAACGCCCGCTGTTCCTCTGGGGTCCGCCCGGCATCGGCAAGTCCGACGTGGTCGCCGAGATCACGCAGGAGATGGGTGGTTTCATGATCGACCTGCGCCTGGGTCAGATGGATCCCACTGATATCCGTGGTATCCCGTTCTACAACAAAGACACCGGCTTGATGGACTGGGCTCCGCCCGTGGACCTGCCGAACGCTGAGCTGGCTGCTCAGTATCCTATTATCGTCCTGTTCATGGACGAGATGAACTCGGCTGCCCCGGCCGTGCAGGCTGCGGCATATCAGCTGGTGCTGAATCGCCGGATCGGCAAGTATCGCCTGCCCGACAACGTGGTCATGATCGCTGCTGGTAACCGTGAGTCGGACAAGGGCGTCACGTTCCGTATGCCGACCCCGCTGGCCAATCGTTTCGTGCACATCGAAATGCGCCCGGATTTCGCTGCCTGGCAGGAATGGGCTGTGAAGAACCAGGTCCACAAGGACGTGGTGGGTTACCTGACCTTTGCCAAACAGGACCTGTATGACTTTGATGCCAAGAGCTCGAGCCGTGCATTTGCCACGCCGCGCAGCTGGTGCTTCGTCAGCAATCTCCTGGAAGACGAGGACATGGACGATGTCACTGCTACCGACTTGATCGCTGGCACTGTGGGCGAAGGCCTGGCTGTGAAGTTCATGCAGCATCGCAAGATCGCGGGTCGCTTGCCCAAGCCCGAAGACATCCTGGCTGGCAAGGAGAAGGATCTCAAGGTCAAGGAAGTGTCGGCGATGTATTCGCTGGTGATTTCCATGTGCTACGAGCTCAAGAACGCTGTGGATACCAAGGTCGCTGACAAAGAGTTCCACGCCATGTCCGATAACTTCTTCGGCTACATGATGAAGAACTTCGAGACCGAGCTGGTGATCATGGGTGCGCGGATCGCGCTTACCACGTATAACCTGCCGTTCCAGCCCACCAAGTTGAAGAACTTCAACGAGTTCCACGACAAATACGGCAAGTATATCCTCCAGGCCAACTCGTAATTGGCTACACGGGGTCGGATCAGACGCGAAAGCGGACATAGGGCTATGTCAGATCCGACCCCTTCTTTTACCTGTGTCTGCAAAGAATGGCGGCCCTATAGCTACTCGGGAGTCCGCAATACCTTGGAGAACACTCACAAAGAGTTTGGGTTTATCAACCGACAAAAATGGTATTTCCGGACTCGGGACATACTCGATGATCACGGATCGCTCGTGGGTTATGCCATAGATTTTTACTTTTCCAATCCGCACGATGCTATGATTTTCGCCCTTAAATATCTAGAATGAAATACTCAACACAAAAGCTCGACGGGCGATATAGCTACAACGATCGCTTCCAATACATGGTCGCCTTCCGAGAACGCATGGATCTGGATCAAGGCCCCCTTGAGTTCAATCGCGCACTGCAATGGTGCATCCAGACCTGGGGTTGGACCGCTGAAGTCCAGCAATATTATGAGATCATACGCTGGGCCCAGGTGTCGATAGTGCAGACCCAACCTGTACGCTGGGTCAAGACCCCGGATATCAAGCTTCCCCCGGAGTGCAATCCCTGTTGGACCTGGAGCAATGGTTTCGATGACCTGCGTATCTACTTGAAAAGCGGGGCAGAATTAGCGTTTTTCCAGCTGGCGCACCCGGTTGACCAGAAATAACGATTCCCGTATAATACTGAAACAATGCAAGGAGCCCATATGTCATACAATTTGCAAAATCGTTCCAACGTGCTGCATGCTGCGGTCAAAGGCACCCAGAACAAAGATGACGCCAAACGTTTCGCTAACCTGATCGGTCCCATGGATCCCAAACTGGACCGTGAAGTGCGCGAGCTACTGGTCACTGCCCGCGTGGGTATGCTACTCAAGTCCAGCTTCTTTGGTAACTTGGCCACGCGGCTCAAGTTGGTCAATGCCGACGAGTGGTGCGCGACCGCTGCCACAGATGGTCGTCACTTCTACTACAATACCCGCTTCATCAAAATGCTGCGACCCCGTGAGATCGAATTCCTGTTCGGACATGAGGTCCTGCACTGCGTTTATGACCACTTTGGTCGCCGCGGTGATCGCGATCCCCAGATCTGGAATTGCGCCAATGACTTCTGCGTCAACGGTGACCTCAAGAAACACAAGGTCGGTGAGTTCATCACTTCGGTGCCGTGCCTGTATGACGACAAGTATGATGGCATGAGCTCGGAGCAGGTCTACGATGATCTCATGAAGAATGTGCAACAGATCACCCTGGACCAGCTGCTGGATAAACTGCTGGACGATCACCTGGACGGCGATGACGACAGCGACGGCGGTGGCGACCAAGACGGCGAGGGCAAAGAAGGCAAAGGCAAGGGCCGTCCCAAACTCAGCGAAGAAGAAAAACAACAGATCCGCGATGAGATCAAGGAGGCTGTGCTCAGCGCGGCCCAGACCTGTAGCGCCGGCGACTTGCCCCTGGGTGTGCGACGCATGATCCAGGACCTAACCGAACCCAAGATGAACTGGCGCGAGCTGATCCGCCAGCAGATCCAGAGCACTGTCAAGAGCGACTTTACTTGGATGCGGGCGAGCCGTAAAGGCTGGCACATGGACGCGGTCATGCCGGGCATGAAGACCACTGACGCTATCGATATCGTGATCTTCCTGGACATGTCAGGTTCCATCGGTGAGGAACAGGCTCGGGACTTTATCTCCGAGATCAAAGGCATCATGGAAACGTTTGAAAACTACCGTATCCATATCGCATGCTTTGATACTGAGGTCTACAACCCGCAACAGTATGACAGCGAAAACCTTGAGGACATCGCCGAATACCAGCTGGACGGTGGTGGCGGCACCATGTTTGAGTGCATGTTCAAGTATCTCAAGGACCAGAGCATCGAGCCCAAAAAGATGATCGTGTTCACTGACGGCTACCCCTGCGGCAGCTGGGGTGATCCCAACTACTGCGACACTGTTTGGATCATCCATGGTGATCCCAATCCCAATCCGCCCTTTGGTGTGTTCGCGCTCTACGACGATCACCGTAACTAGGTTGTCCAAAATAGCCCCGGGATTTATTCCCGGGGCTTTTTCTTGGCGTAAATATCTGCATGGATACTCAACTCACAGTGGCTGACATAGCCAACATCAAAACCTTATTGGAAGCTGCATGTGCTCGTGGCGCATTCAGGGCCAATGAAATGAGTCAAGTAGGTACCATCTATGACAAGGTAGATCGATTCCTACAGCAAGCTTCGCAACAATCACAGCAATCCGATACACCCACACAAGGAGAACCCAATGCTTAAACATGTAGGCCGCCATGGCGACCGTAAAGTAGCCATAGTATTCCGAGAAATCCCCGGTGAAGATCATATGTGCCTGGTAATATACCCCGAGACACTGCCCAGTAGTTTTGAAACCACTATCATGAAGGTGATTGAGAGTCCTGCTGGGCAAGCCGAAACCACATTGGCCAATGCCCTGCACCGTAACCTCCTACCCGATGGACGTGTGATCCTTGAAGCTTTACACAAAGAAGGTATGCTCAAGAAAATCCCCACCAATCAAGTCATCGTCACTCCAACACCGTCTAGCTCGGTCAAACTAGATGAGCTAAATCGTCTGGTCCGAGAGATGGAATCCGGCGCCGATGCCGCCAAACGCATGGCCGAATTAGACAAGAACTCGGGATTGGTCAACCCCGAAGTCAAGCGCGAAGCCGAGCGTGAATTCAAACGTCGGCAACTAGAGCAGCAAGCCGCACAGCAACGAGCCGGTCAACCTCCCATGCAGGCCGAGCAATCCACGGCACTGGATGACCGCTCCTTGGCCGGTAATATGTTGGCCCAGGCCAAACGCATGGAAGCCGAAGCCAAAGGTCTTATTGCCGAAGCAGCTCGCATGAAGAAAGAAGCCGAACAGATGTTCCCGGGTGTGGTACAAACCGACGCAGCACCTGTGGTTGCCGCAGCACCAAAGCGGCGTGGACGTCCTGCCAAAGCTGCGACTAATGCAGCAGCTCAGTGATGAGTTTCTAGCCAAGTGGGAACACATCATCCGAGATGTGGACATCACTGACCTACCATTGGAATGTATCAAAAAGGTCACCATCAAGCTCAGGGGCAACCGTCGCAAGACTATCAACATCTCTGTTCTGAAAAAACAAGGACTAGAGATGGAGCAGATCGAAGAAGCACTAAACAAAACTCTGATAGCCTACGAAGACGAAGTCCTTGACCTTGACTGGACCATAGATGTCAAGGCCGTGGCAGAACTGGTACAACCCGTGACCGATCGATTACTCAAAGCCATCAAATGAACGTAAAATTAGTTTCTTACAGTCAACCCACCGCGGAATTCCGAGATCAAGGAATCGAGGATGCACAAGAGCTCATCGCCTTCTGTGCCCGAGTCTCAAATCCAGCTAACCAGTTCAACACCGATACCAGTGAAAAACTCATTAGGTACCTCATACAGCACCAGCACTGGAGCCCCCTTGAGATGGTTTCAGCTTGCCTGGAAATTACGACGACACGAGATATCGCAAGGCAGATCCTGCGACATCGAAGTTTTAGTTTCCAAGAGTTCAGTCAGCGTTACGCAGATCCAACCCGGGACCTTGAATTCGTTGTACGCGAGGCCCGACTCCAGGACACCCGTAATAGACAAAATAGTATAAAGCTAGACGTAGATAACAATCTCGAACACCGCGAGATCTATCAGCTCTGGGAAGAGAAACAGCTAGAACTCATACGCCTGGCCCGCGAAACCTATCAGTGGGCCACCGCAGCGGGCATCGCCAAGGAGCAAGCCCGGGCTGTGCTACCCGAAGGACTGACTACCAGCCGCATGTATATGAACGGTACCCTGCGTAGCTGGATCCACTTTATCGAATTGCGTTCAGCCAATGGCACCCAGCTGGAACATCAAGCCATAGCTCGCGAGTGTGCTTGCGTGATCGCTACTGTGTTTCCCATGAGCGCCGAATTCGTAGCAAACCCATAACTACCCTGCTATACTAGAGCATGCGTCTAGAGTTTCAAAGATTCGTGCTGGGTTATATTGATATCCACGATCCCATTATATCGAATCCTGTATTGGAATGGGAAAGCAGCGAGCAGGGTCAATGGGTGATGGAACACGCCCAAAATTTGACATACTTCCGAGGTCACCAGATGGCTTCGCTCCAGACAATGGTAATGATAACCGGTGAACTTGATGGCGTTGAACTAACGGAGTACTTGTTGAGATGGGCAAATCCAAAATCCTCGTAACCGGGGGCCTGGGCTTTATAGGGCATCGCGTGGTACATTTCCTAGAGCGCCTGGGCCACGACGTCGTCATAGCCGATACCAGGACCACGTACGGCATCATTCCCCAGGCCGAACTGGACTATGTCATGTCCACACGCCTGCCCTGGATCCAGACCCAGAACATACACCGCATCGACATAGCCGATGCCGGGGGAATTGATTATCTGATGCGAGTCCATCAGCCCAACTGCGTCATACATCTAGCCAGCTTTCCCCGGCAGAAAGCCGTGAACGCTAACCCACAATTGGGATCACGCGCCATGAGCGAGGGTCTGCTCAACTTGCTGGAGCATTCAAAACGACACGGTGTCCAGAAGTTCGTATATGTCAGTTCCAGCATGGTGTATGGGGAATTTGAAGACGATACACCCGAGTGGGTCTTTTGCGAACCGCGGGGACAATACGGTATCATGAAACTGGCCGGGGAATGGCTAGTGAAGGATTATCATCGCCGGGGTAGTTTTGACTATGCCATAGTACGACCCAGTGCTGTATATGGTCCCGGGGACGTAGAAGATCGCGTGGTGAGCCGGTTCTTGCTGGCTGCGCATCGTGGAGAAGTGCTGCATGTGCATGGTGCTGCGGAAGCCCTGGACTTTACCTATGTTGATGACACCGCATCAGGTATCGTTGCTGCCGCCGTCGCTGAGCCCGGCAACATACGTGTATTCAACATAACACGCGGACGCAGCCGGACACTATTAGAAGCAGCCGAGCTGGCTGTACGTATAGCAGGACGTGGTTCTATTGAGGTAGTAGACCGTGATCCCGACTACCCGCAGCGTGGTGCTCTCCGTATTACCACTGCGCGCCAGCATCTAGGCTTCAATCCCCAAACCGACATCGAACAAGGATTCCAGACATACTATGACTGGCTTGCGAATTCCCTTTATTGGTCTCCAAAAACAGTATCATAATCTCCGGCAGGAGATCCTAGATGCCACGGATCAGGTCCTGCGCAGCGGGCAGATCATGAACGGCAACTGGACCCAGGAGTTTGAGAATTGGTTGGCCCAGCGCAACCAGGTGCAATACGCCGTGACTTGCCATTCGGGTACCCAGGCTCTGGAGATCCTGGCTACATATCTCCTTAGGCTTATAAGACCAACTAGGCCGCTTACGGTGTTATTACCGGCATTGACCTATCCAGCCACAGCCAATGCCTGGATCCGCGCCGGCTGGCATGTACATTTCGTTGACGTGGATCGTTATGGCGTTATGTCGCTCGAGGATCTGCCCCGGCTCACAGAATTCAATGCCGTATGCCCGGTTGGACTATATGGCGCCGCTATCTCGCATTTTGGTGCTGTCATGTATCTACATAACGCCTTCGTGATGGAAGATGCTGCCCAACATTGGCTCAGTGCCAGATCAGCGCGGTTTGGTGATGGGTCTGCCATCAGTTTTGATCCTACCAAGAACCTAGGTAACTTCGGCAACGGCGGGGCCGTACTAACCAACAATAGCGAGCTAGCCGACTTTGCCAGTAACTGGCGCGATAACGGGCGTGATAACCAGTTCTCGCACGATTATCCGGTGACCAACAGTCGCATGAGCGAAGTAGACTGCGCCCAGATGCTAGTCAAGACCCACCACATCAACGCATGGCAACAGCGGCGTGAAATGATCGCCCGGCACTGGATAGATCGCCTCAGGGGTTCGGGCATAAGGTGCCTCATAGATGACAGCAATATCCGCGATCATTGTTTCCACAAGTTCGTAGTCGATACCGACATGCGGGATCGCATACACCGACAGATGAACATACGCAAGATCGAGACCCGCATACATTACGAGCAGCCGCTGTCGGAACTGGCCGCGTTCCAAAAGTATCCCGGTACCGATATGCTGAGCAAGGCCACCGCCCTGAGCCGGCGCGTATTGAGCCTGCCGATCTACCCCGAGCTCACGGATCTTGAAGTAGAATACATCATCGATCAGCTATTAGATTCCTACGCAGAAGTGCATAGCTAGCCAGCCAGGACCAGTCATAGCTTTTTCGTAGCTGCGCAAAATCACCCCCAACCGAGTCGTAGTATTCCATGGCATCTTGGGCACCTACGTGGCTCCATTTGAAATAATCATTAGTGTTGTTCTCCCGGAGCCAACACTTCAATCTATATTCATTTTCTATGTCGGGTAGGCTGTGTCGTAGCTTGATCGCTTCACGGAACGCTGTGCGCCAGGCCATCCAGGCCGTGTTACAATACTGCGCGGTGCCCGACAACATGGGCACCGCGCAGTATTGT